GGAAAAGATGAGATTTTAAACATAGTTAATAATGGTATAGGAATAGATAAGGTAACAGAATATATTCAAAAATGTATTCAAGGATTAGGAGCTTCTAAATCTGAAGAAAATCTATATGCTAATGTTAATGCAGGAACTATATTAAAGGGCTTAAATGATTTTAAATAGGCGGTAGCTTAGTCTGGAAATTATGATGCCACTGTTCAAGATCTATACAGTGGTAAATTAATGACTAAAGATTCTGCAGAATAGGCTCAATAGGCATTAACTTACATATATAGAAGTTTGCCTAATAATATGAAATCCCTTTTAAAAACAAGAACAAAAGGGGGTACAGATGATGAAGCTTTAGTTATGATAGGACAATTAATCAGTTCTAAGACTTCTCCTGAAAAATCATTTGAACTTAAATTAGAAGATACTGCTTTAGACCATTAGGAAAAGTCAGGTAAAGGAGATAAAGATCCTCATTCTATAGAGGGTTTATCTATGAGTCCAGTAGATATGTTACAAGCAGGTTATGGTTAGAAGAATGATTTTACTATTTAGACAACTGCAGGTGCTTCTAATGGTATATAGATTCCTACAGTACAAATGCCTATAACTAAGAAGGGCGAGGGTATTGGCATGGCATCATTAAGTGATGTAGCATCTAGCGATTATGCAGGTTATCTAGATTTTAGTAATGCTTTTATGGGGGATGTTTAGATACCACAAGCAGGAATGTAGAATATAGCTATAGATGGTACTGCTTTATATACAGCTTATTTACCTTTAGACATGTAGTATTTTAATGACACAGGTTAGAAAAGACCTGATATAGCTATGTTAGGTAGATATAAATAGGCACAGAATGAAATAAGACAATCAGGAACTAAAGATCCAAGATAGATTAATACCATCTATAAAAATCATAATTTACCAGTAATGTACAGTCCTAATGGAGATATTTTAACTAACTATATCAAGTTTGGTATAGTAAACGGGACTGCTTTAGATAATGCTTTTGGTGATGAAGCTAAAGTAGCTGATTATTTATCAGAGACTACTGATAAAAATACAATAGCTAATACTCTTAATATCTTAAATAAGGGTAGAGGTGAAAAAAATAAGGTAGAATATGATGAAAAAAGTTGGTGGGATTCTATATCTCCTGTATTTAATGATTATACTCATGTTTATAAAGGAACTATATTTATGCCTATTAATGATGATTACTTTACTTATTCAGCAGCAGCAGGTTCTAAACCAACAACAGCTTAGGCAGAAATGATTGAAGCTAGATAGTAGGCTGCTAATAAAACTCGTAATTATGTAAATCCAGGACAACTTTAATGAAAGAAAATGATATTATATTAAATATGTTAGCTAACCCTAAATTTACTCTTGAAGATTTTCAAGCTGTAGGTTTAAATAGTGATAATACTGGGTTACAATCAGAAGATAAATACTTACAAAGTGATAAGATTAAGTCTGTTAGCGCTTTTTAGGATTCTAATGGACAGTTTGATAAAAATAAGTTTCATAACTTTTACTAGAGTGCAGGATAGTTTTATAATTAGATGTCTAATGATGATTATGAGAAAGCTATTCTAGAACAAGCACAGTATAGTAAAGATAACATATGGGTAAATCCTAAGAAAAGAACTGTAGATTATAAACCAACTTTAGTTAAAAGAGCAAATCCAACTTTAGTAACTAATAGTTTGGAGTAGATGGGTTAGATGGGTAAAAGAACATTATCTACTTCTGAAATAGCTTAGACACAAGCTGTAGTCAATCCTATTACTGGTGAGAAATCTGCTAGCCCTAATGATTCTTTCTTTTCTAATCTATTTAATACTTTAGTACTCGCTTCATATGATAATGATGTAGTAGATCCAAAGACAGGAGAAGTATTACACAAGAAAGGTGACTTAAAATATAACGAAGATGGTTTACCTTATTATGAGACTTTATCAGGACGTGATGTGCATGATAAATAGGTTCTTAATAAGATGAATACTCTTACCACTGATGGTTCTGTATGGAATAAATTTGACTTTTTTGATTCTGATGATTTAGATTAGAAAGGAATAGGTTCATCTTTATTAAAGAATGCTGCATTGGTGGGAAGTATGTTTATTCCTTATGTGGGTCCAGTAATTACTGGATTAGGTGTGGCTACTTAGACAGCAGGATTACTAGCTACATTAGGTAAACTTGTTGCAGGAAATGATAGTCCTACTTTAAACAATATATAGGGATGGGCTAAGTCTGTTAATAGACAATCTGCTACAGAATATGCTTAGCAACATACTTGGTGTGCTGAGAACTTTATTAATATGATTGGTGATACCATAGGATAGTTAGCAGAATAGCGATGGATATTTAAAGCAGTTCCTGTATTATTTGAAGGAAAGGATGCTTGGAAAGTAATGTCTAAAGAAGGCTATGATGCTTTAAAGAAATCAAAGCTTGCAGAGTTACAAAAAACATCAAGTTTAACTACTGACAAATTATTGTAGGATGCAGTAAGTGAAAAGAATGTGCTATTATTATAGTAGTACATGACAGAACTTAATGCTATTAATGAAACTAAAGCTGCTAAATATGTTGATGATTTAGTTAGAAAAGCTAACAATATAGGCAGTCCTCTTTCTAAAGCTTACATGATAGGTATTACTGTATAGGATACTTATGGTAATGCAAAAGCTGCAGGAGCTTCAGACTTAGAGGCGGCTTTATTGACCCTTGGTTATGCTGGAGGTGAAGCTTGGATTCTTAATACTGGTTTAGGAGAATGGATATTACCTGAATTACATATTGACAAGTTTAAAAATAAAGCTATAGCTGAAGCTTTAGTTAAACCGGTTAATGATGCTAAAGAAAGATTAGAATAGACTGGAGACAAGCAAGGATTTGTAAAAAAATTACTCAAGATAGGTAGAAATGTAGCTACTAACGTATATGCAGAAAAAGCTATAGCTAAGAAATCTGCTGAAGTTATAGGAGCACATGCATTAGGTGAAGCATTTGAAGAAACTTCAGAAGAGTTATTAGCAGATGCTTCTAAAGCGATATTTAATGTAACTAGATGGTTAAGGGGAAAAGATGCTCTTAATTTCTGGGAGGGAGATAATGCTCTAGATAGATATACTATGTCTGCTTTAGGTGGTTTATTCGGAGGAGGAATAACTTCTGCTGCAACTAATTTTAGTTAGGTAAGAAGCTTAGCTAGAATGGATAATTCAGCAGCTATGTAGCAACTCTTATATATGGCTAACAATAATTAGTTAGGTAACTTCTTGAAACAAGTAGATAAAATGACACTTGGAGACAAGAATAAATCTGCTACTAAAACTATATATGATTCAGAACAAGGAGTAATATTTGCAGAAGGAACTAAAGATGACAATCAGGACCTTGCTGCTAAACAAGCTATTCGTAATTAGGTTAAATTTATTGACAATATATTAACTACTAATGGTGCTAAGATAAGTACTGACTCATTACTTAGTAAATTAGCTATGGAGGATTAGTAGGATGTTCTTAGGAATCTTAAAATAGGTAATTTAAAAAATACCAATGTTATAGGTACATATGCTTAGGACTACTTGAATTTACAAGCAGATTTAATAACAGCCTCAGCTTAGTTAAAAGCTATTGATGATGAAATAGGTGATGTAAAAAGTGCCGCAACACCAGAACAATAGAAAGCAAGAACAGATAAAGCTGCTGAAATTGACGGCATTAGAGGTAGATTACAGGAATATCTTAATGGCACCATCTCTCCTGATTTTATTAGAGATGCTGTATTTGAGATAAATCCTCTGATTAATGACGGTTTTGTTATTACTTCATTAGAACAATATACAAAAGCTAAAGTAGGAAAATTACCTAATTAGCTATCTGATACTGAGCTTGCAAAACTGACTGAAGAGTTTAAGAACTACATGAACAGTGATGGTAAATAGTATACACATATTGCTGCTGCAGCTTACTAGAATATGATGGAATTAGGTTCTCCTATAGTGTAGTAGTATTAGGAATTAATTAAATAGGCTAATACCAACAATAATGCTCAATTTATATAGGATTTTAACCAGTTTATTACTAATTATTTAATTAAATTAGATAGTATTGATACTTCTGACTAGGAAGCGTATCAGACTAGAGCTTAGTTGTTAAATGATGCTCTAGCTTATGGAGTACTTAGATAGATGGCTCAACCTTATTTAAGTGAAGATTAGAGAAATCGTTTATAGAGTATTGCTGATAGTACAGAGACTGATCCAAATGTTATAGCGCAACTAAATCAAGAAGCTAATAATATTCTTATGGAAACTATCTCAACTAATATCAATAATTTAGTTAAACCAGTACTATAGTAGGGATTTATACATCCAGAAGCTAGAAAGGCTTTGTCTTAGGGATTATCTAAATTAAAGGATTTAATTGTAACTAAAGCTGATAATGACTTTATGGGAGTTTACCCAGGACATCCAGATTATGAAGAAGCAAAAAAACGTCGCAAAGAGTCTGTTGAGACTATCCATCAAATTGATGATTTACAGGAATAGATTGAGAAATTACCAACCACACCTGCTTTAGAGTTTATTGATAAATTCAAAATAGGAGCTACTAATTCTTAGTTAAAGTTTTCAGACCATTGGTAGCAAACTATGGATTTATTAGATAACAATAAGGATGACATGTCTGAATTTGGAACTGATGAAGTATGGGAAGCTAATAATCAAGAGGCGCTTAGACTAGCTAAAGCCTTTAGGTCAGTACTTAATGGTATGAAAGTTGATAATGCAGATATAAATAACCCAACAGGTTATTCTAGAATGCTTAATTTAGTATATTAGAAATCTGCACAGAAAAATTATGTACCTTTAGCAGAAATAAGTACTTAGGAAGCTAATATGATGCTAGAAGATGTCAACAAAATTATAGCTAGACTAGAATTTGCTGATACCTTAACTAAAATGAATAGAGGCTAGAAGCTTAAAGAGTAGAATAAGGTAGCTGCTAGAAAAAATCAATTATTATATAATGGTACAAAAAGACTTATTGACACTTTATCAGACTCTGATTGGAAAGATACTAGTATAGCTGATTTAAAAAATACTTTTAATAATATTACTACAGAAGTCAAAGATGCTTTAGAAGGCGGGGGAGTTAAATAGAGTAAAGAAACTAGAGCTGCAGTAGAAAAATATATGATGCAGTTAGATAATGCTATATATGATTTCTTTCAAGCTAATAAGGATTCTAAAGGGGAATTAAGCGTTGAGAAAATAGGAAAGTTATTAAAGAAATTTGCAGGCAATGCAGGATTCTTTTAGAAAACTAATAACATACTTAATGAATCTACTAAGTCTCTAAGTGATAATTCTTATATTTGGTATTTAGCATCTAGAGCAGCAGTTAGAGCATCTGATTTTTATGGTTCCTATAAGAAGGCAGTAAATGACAAAGTTGCTCCTATTGCTAGTTAGGAACTTGCAACTTATTTAGGAGTAGCAGCTATAGCTAATATGAATACTCTTAACAAGTTTGTAGATGCATATAGAAATACTGTTGTTTAGGAATTTAATAATTTATCTGAAAAAGAGAGAACTGACTTATTAAACCAGTTTGATAATAGTGGTGAGGCATATTCTAAGGATTTACTTAAGTACTTCGGGGCACATGATGTTCTTCCTCAATATAAGAATATGATATTTATAGAAGGTATTGCTGGAAGTGGTAAAAGTAAAGCAGTATTTAGAAATGTAATTAATACTATAAATCATATTAATCCAGAATACTTAAAAAATGCTTATTATGTACATGAAACCAGCGACTCTGCATAGAAAACAGCTGAAGACCTAGAATTACAAGGATAGACTTTTGGACGAGTTGATTTTTTAAAACACCTATCTTCTGAATGGAAAGATATTAGAGACAATAGTAAGGATGGAAAGAACTATTTATATAAAGATTCATATAAATTTGATCCATCTACAGGTAAATTAGAGAATACCTGGAAATTAAATAAAATAGCTGATGCTCCTAAGGTAATTTTTATAGATGAGATTTCTCACTATAATTAGTAGGAAGTCAGTATGATAGAATAGTGGGCAAAGGAACATGGAACTATTGTACTTACTGCTGGTGACTTTGATTAGGATACATCTATTGCTTTTATAGATGATGTTAAATATAAGGGAAATCCTGTAAGTGTAACTTTAAATAGAAATAATTTTATAAGAAGTCCTAAGTTGGGGGTATCTTTACGTACTTTAAATAAATAGCTTACTAATTGTACTAAAATGATGTAGTTAGCTATTTAGAATCTAAATGATGGTAAAGATGTGGATTTAAATTTCACTTATCTAGATAATGATCCAGATCATGTAGGTTTATTTGGTGTAAAAATAGCTAAACCAGTTAATGTATTGAAGGGTTTGAGTAAAGAGGAACTCGATAGAATTGTTCCTACTATAGATTTGATGGTATCTACTTCAGGTGATGAGAAAATAGGATATATTTATCATGATACTAATACTGAATTATATAAGTTATTAACTACTAAATATAAGGATAAAATAATACCATATAAAGATTCTGATGCTTAGGGTCTGGAAGGTAAATATTATATAGTAGAGAATGATATTCATTCTAATGTACCTGATTCTGTCTATTTAAGATCTTTGTATACAGGTATAACAAGAGCTTCACAGGGAGTTTTAGCCATAACACCAACCACTACTAAAGGTATTAGAACTATAGGAACATCCTAGGATAAGAGATTTTAGTTAGAGACCATAGGCGCTGAAGCCATTAAACATGCTTCTAAAGAAAGATTAGAATAGTTAGAAGATATGGTTGATGATAATAATGCCATAACTAAATTAGAGGCACCTACTAATACGCCTACTCCTACTAAGCCCCCTGTTCCAGGTGGTTTACCTCCAGTTCCAGCACCTGCGAGTGTTCCTCCGGCTAATACTATAACTAGTTAGGCTGATGCTAATATAGAAGTTGAGAATTTTAAAAAGCTTATATATAATCTTGATGGCACTACAAATTCAATAGCTAAGAAATTAGATCAGGAATTTGATATAATGGGCGTTGAAGCTAAAGAGGATAATGGTAATTGGATTCCTATTGTAAATTTAAAGAATGGGGATGATGAGTTTGGTGTTCCTTTAGTAGATTTCAATAAAGAATATACTTTATAGAAGAAGGATGATAAAACAACTGTTCCTCTTTACACAGTTGGACAAACATTTTTATTGCAAACAGGTCCTACAGACACTTAGATAACTATTGATGAAGTCTTATCTGGAGAACCACTTATATATAAGGTACACGATAAAGAGGGTAAATCCTTTGAAATAACATAGGAATCTATTTAGAAATTGTATAAGGGAGAAGTCCCTACTGAACCTATAACCCCTGAAGTCACTACCATAACTACTGGAATGGAAAATACTTCAGAAGAGGAATATGAATCTGCAATATCTCAATCTAATATAGAAGACACTGTTGAGACTCCTAAATCAGTAGGTACTTTATATACTATGAATACTTACTTACCAGGTATGAAAAATGATAATGGTAAAGCTGTATTTGATGATGATTCTCCGGAAAGTCAAGCTAGACATGATGCACGTATTGATGGATTTGTAGGTTTATCGAGAATACTAAAGACTGATGATTGGAAGGAGTTAGATGACTACTTTTCCTACTGTAGAAACGCTCTATTTACAAGTGAAAGGAATGCTGATGCAGCTAAATATTTAGCTAATATTTTAGGATTAACAGGTAATGTTAATATTAGATATGCCTTAAAAAGTTCTGCAGGTAGAATTAATTCTTCAGACCCTCGCTATTATAGATATGATTAGGGAGAAAATGAAAAATGCGAGTATTTACATTCTGATAGTAAGGATGCAAACGATGCTATGAGAAAAAAGGTGGTAGCCATCTTATTTAATGATGGAAAGCCAGTTCTTGAAATCCCAGTAGCATCTTTAAATTCACCTATTTCACTAATTTATTATACAGATGAAGAAGGCAATTTATTACATCCTGATTTAAATAAAGCTTATACAGATGCATTAATTAAGTATTAGGGTAACAAGAATTAGAGTGATTTAGCAGTATAGGAAGTAATTAATTAGTTTGATAAGAGTGGAACAGACTAGGATATAGTTGACTTATTTAAAGTGTATAGATTTACAGGAAATGGAATATTCTTCTTTGATGAATCATTTAATCTGGCTAAATAGTCCCCTACAGGAATTATACTTACTGGAGAAAAGGGTAAGTTACAATAGAATGGTAGTTATCGGACTTCTAATAAGTTTATAGACGTGTCTGAGTTAGCTAAGAATCCTTAGTTTAGGGTATCTAAAATATTGACATCTAGGGACGGTTTAGTTAATGGAACACATGCTGTAAACCCAGGTCATTCTTTCATTCTTGTTGGTAATCCTAAGGAATTTGCAGGAACTACTGATTTAGTTAATTAGTATGAAAGACAAATAGCAGACCCTAAGGCACCTAAAAAGGTATCTTTATATTATGTAATGCCTCCTAAGACTACAGTATCTGCTTGGCTTACTAATTAGCATAATTTATATTTAAATACCTTGGGATAGGGCAAATAGGTATATAATATAGGTAATGATTTCACAGCATATAGAGTATTAGACTGCTTAGATAAACAGGGTCTTTTAGATTCTATACCATCTATAGGAAGTACTGCACAAGGCTATAAATCAGGTAAAGATGTATTAGATTCTGTTAAGACAATACTCGATAATATTAGAGCTATAGAAAGCAAATGGAGAGGTGAGGGTGAGGGAGACCCTGATGCTAGACGAGTAATGTTTATTAAAGAAGTTAATTAGTATCTTAGATAGCCTTCTCAATTGATATTCTAGGAAGGACGTACTAATAAAGATATTCTTAATGCTTATATAACTTGTATGGTATGGAATAGAACTAAGGCTATTGGTTAGAAGGAAGTTATTACATATCACCCTGAAGTGCTTGATTAGATATAGTAGGCGTGTGAAAATGCAGAGGAACCTTTAAAAGACATATTCTATAAAACTCAATATACAAATAAAGCTCATGGTTCATTTCTTGAAATATAGTAGAGAGCTAATTGGTAGCTAGAAGGCATAAATGGGGATGCAGCATTTAGAATTAATGCTCGTATTGATACAACTAATTTTACATCAGATGAACTTCCAATAGCTAGAATTGCTGGAGAAATAGAATAGAAAACTATAAGAACTAAAGATGGCAGGGAAGTAAAAGTATGGAGTATGACTCCAGATGCCAAATAGAAATATGAGGCAGTTTATTTAGACTAGAAGAAATTAGAAAATAAACCAGACCTTATTGATGAATATGCACCTTATATAAATAGAATAGGAATATCTAAAGAAGAATTATCCGCTATTGCAGCTAAAGGAAATAGAGCTGATATTCAATAGGGAATTGTTGAATGGTTTAACTCTTAGAATCCTCACAACTTTGGATTTACTTATAATGGTGATGTTTATTTATTTAATAACTCTGAGTATTCGTTAACTTCTAAACCTACAAGCTTAGCCACAACAGATAACTTAGTTTTAAAAGGAGTAGATAATAATGGAGAACATGATATAACAATTACATTCAATGTAGATGGTAAGGGCAATATTACATCTATGTAGGGTAATGTAACTACCTTTAAATAGATAAAAGCAGAATCTAATGGAGTTACTATATCTAAGGAAGAATGGGAGGAAGCTTAGAATGGCATTAGAGATTCTATACCTCCATTATTAGCTAAAAATAGTGTCTTCTTAAGAGAATATGATAAATCTATCACAGCTCAAGGTAAACGAGACTTAAAACGTAATCTAGGGACTGCAAAAAAACTTCTAGCTACTGTTAGAAAGAAAGGGGACAAGGTTAAAGAAGAAGCGTGGAGTAAAATGATTTCTTATATAGAATCTATAAGCTCTGAATCTACCCCTACTATATCTTTAGAAAATGGAGATACTGTTACTTAGAATGGTAAAAGATATACAATAATTGATAAAGAAAACTTAATTGGAGAAGATGAGGTTACTAAAGAATAGGTAACTTTAACTACAGATAATTTAATTAAAGAGGAAACTTAGTGTATTCCTGTTAAATTTAAAATGATTTAAAATGGCAAAATGTTCACTTAAAAAATCACCTAATGGAGTCTATGGGGGATATAGTCAAGAATCTATAGAAGAACTAGAAGGCTTTGTGACTACAGCTTTTAATGAAGTTCTTATGAATGCTGGAGATGGATCAAACGGAGGTTTAATTAAAAAAGCAGTTCGAGATGCATTACATAAAATTGGTGATTAGTATTCTATGAATTAGTTAGATAAAATAGCAGAAATTACATAGAAGTTAATTGATAATTCAGAAGATTTAGTATTTTTGAATGAGTACATACCAATAGAGGGTATAAAGAATGCAATAAATCCTAAATATAGATAGACTGTAAAAGAATCAAACTCTTCTCTGGGAGAACCAGAGGAGGGTGAGACTCTTGCCAAGAAGTCTCAATTCTTAGATGATGTATGGGGCACTAATGTACGATTAAAGAACGCCTATAAACAAGAAGTAACTAATTAGTTAATTAATAAGTTTATTATAGATAGAGAGCATGGTGTAATTGTAAAAAATGCCGGGGACGCTAACCGAAATATTCGGGACTATAAGAATAAATTATGGGGAGATATTAAAGAGTATTTAATTGGAAAAGGCTCATTAGATGAGTTTACTCCAGATATTTATGAAGATGGAGAATATACTGGTGTCTTTGAAGATGAAGAGGTCAGAAAAGCAATAAGAATTTTTGGTTCTTGGGATGCTCAGAAGATACAATCTGATAGAGATACTGATGATTATAAAATATTTAAGAAATGGTTTACTCTAAAGAACTTTGACAACTTTACTAGAATGTTGCTAGGTAAAGCTATTATTATTAAACCTGGAACTGAAAATACATTTAGTAATGAAGATAATTACTCCTTTGCTTCCAAAAATGATGCGGTAATAACAAGCTGGAGAACTAATGAAGATGTTGTACTAGAATAGGAAATTGGAGCATTAGCACAATCCTTAATTAATTCTACACCATATTATTAGTATAGAAATGATGCAGAAACAGGCTAGTATATAAAGTTCTCTGATTTCTATTAGATTATAACTAAATTAAAGGAGTCTGTTTATAATCCTGTAACTTCTGATATTACATTTAGGAGATTAGATAATAGATATTAGAATTTATTTAATTCAGGTTTACTTACTCAGCATGAATTAGATCTTATACAAGGTAAATCTTTAAAAGATTTAATATGTAGTATTAGAGAAAATCCCGCATTATATAGTAAACTATTATTTACAGCTATAATTAATGATAAAGATACCCTAGTGAGATTAAATTTCACAGATGAAGATTTAAATAAAATGTACTCTTTATATAAGGGTATATTTGCTCCTAAGGATAAGTCTATTCAGGCTATTTAGGCTAAAGAAGATTATAGAGCTTAGAACTACTATAACTTAATAACTTAGGTAGTTGATTCTATCAATTCTGTAAAATTCCTATAGTATAATATTGAAGATGGAGTAGTAAAAACAAGACTCTTAAAAGATTATTCTGCTGAAAACGTAAGAAGATCTATAGAGAATAATATAGCATATACTAATTCTTCTCATATTTTATCTTCTTTATTTAAAGAAAGAGAAGTTAAATTATATAATATATAGACATTAGCTGATAAGGCTAACAATTTCTCAGGAATTACATGTACTATTCCTGACATTGGTATAATTGTAGAGGTCAATGAATTGGGAAATTACATTTCTTACAAAGATGAGTCTGGCAAGCTTTTAAGTTCGGAGGAAATAGAAAGGTTAATCGATAATCCGAAAGTAGAATCTCTATGGCAATTTATTGATGATAACTTATCTATTGGAGTTTCTTATGATACAGATTTGAGAAAAGCTCTTAAAATGTATTTAGGGAATCGTACTATATAGGATTTATTAAAATTAACTTCTACAGTACTTCTTAATAAATATATAGCTAATGTAAAGGGGGAAAGAAGTCATGGTAAAGCTGCATTAAATGACTTATTTGATAATATATATAAAGGCTATCCTAATAAACCTAAATATAATTCGGAATTAATGGAAATGGGATTATATGGCGATGCTATGACTCCTATTCTTGATAATATAGCTAAAGCTAAAGCACTCACTTCAGGTATTATGTAGTCTGCTTCAGTTAAAGATGCTGATGGTAAAACCCTATCTCAATAGACTCTTAGTCGTTTATTAGGTAACTTAATTCCTCAGTATAATTGGATTAAATCTTACAATTGGGTAGGTAATGATAAGGTTAATCCATTCTCTAAGATGTCCCTTATGTAGCCTGGTGTATTTAGAGGTATATATACTACAAGAGAGGTTAAATCTCCTTATGGAAATAAACCTCAAACATAGTTTACGGTATCTGAGTTTAGTTAGAGTGCCTTTCTATATGATTTCGTTGATGGTTTTACTACTAAAAAGGATGTTCGAGGAGATGTAGTTATTGGTAATGGAAAAGTAGGATTACTACCATCTGTAAACTCTGATAAAAATACTATTAACAGAATGTGTGTAGATTTGATGTAGAAAGTTGATTCTAAGCATCCGGAACTTAATGGTAAACAATTTATAGACCTTGATTCTAAAGAATTACAAACATTAACTAGTGAACAACTTGGACACTATTTCAAAGCAGTTAATTAGAATATACAAAAAGATTTTGATAAGTTATTTAATTGGATAAACGGTAAGTATCATTTAGCTATATATAGTTTAGAAGACATTAATAGTCGTTATAGTAATCCTGCTGATTAGTTATATCAATGGGTAAAAGAGTACAATGACACCCACAATAATGTTATATAGTTAATTGATTAGACTCACTATTCTATTGATAAAAAAACTAAGAGACTTAAATCCAATATGCTTTTAAAAGGATTAGAGACTAGATTTTCTGACCCTAGTAAGCTAGCTAAATTTATGCAGTGGAAGGAGACAGAAGTTTTAAAATCCTTATTAGATGAAAATGTAGAAATTCGTCTTATTGACGGTACCAACTCTTCTGCTAAGACCTATTTAAAAGACAATTATAAAGATTGGATTCATAATGGTAAAATGGTATTTGCTAAGGTTAACGGTAAGGATATATTAACTAAATAGGACTTAATTAATTTAGGACTAGATATTAATGATCCACATTCTTGGAATATAGAATTACATCCTATGCTTAGTAAATATAATGCGTTAGACTATTTCTTTACTTCTCAATATATGTATGCAGGAGTAGGATGTCATACTAATCATCCTTCTAAGGCAGATTATAATGTCCCTATTATTTATAAGCATCCAAAATTAGGTTTATCTACATTCTTATAGAATAATCCTCAAGCTGCAAACTATCTCATGGATTTTGATGACTTCTTTAATGAAAAAAGAGATGCATTTATTGAAGCCCAAACTCATGTAGAAAAATCTATCCCATTCTCTGATGATGAAGGCTATGTTTACTATGACACTAATCCAGAATGGACAAAAGCTAAAGAAAATTATTTAATATAGAATTAGAATAATCCAGAATTTTAGGATTTTGTAAAGAAAGCATGGAATGAAGCTAAACTTATAGCTAAGGAATAGAATAAAATTTTATTAAATTCTAGTTCTATTGTATTAAAGATGTTCCCACAGGACTTTAGTAAAGTATTAACCATGTCCTAGGAAGAAGCAGTAGCACGTGGTATGGATCCAGATTGGAAAAATACAATTGATACTGCTTTAAATGGTTTAATAGTACCTAAAATAGAATTCAAATCAGGTGAATATTTTGACAAAGCATTTAGCTCTTATTTAACTAAAGAAATGGATAAACTTCTTCAAAATGAAACTGAAGATGAAGCATCTCGTTTTGCAGCATAGCATAAGAGAAATGTATCTTATACAGCAGCCATGCATGAGTTTCAATTAAATCAAATAGATGGTGTGCCTTCTGTCTATAATATGGCAATTATGTCAGATTTGAAGTCTGATGTGTATACAGTATAGGCAGATGTGGATAAAGCTACTAATTTTGATGGTGCTACCTTTGTAAATCCATTTATAGTTATTTGGGAGAACAACTCCCTTAATGGAGATAAAGCAGGTATAAATAAAAAGCAATTTGTACACTTTTATGATAGAGCCACTGGTACAGGAGGTATTATTAAAACTGCAGGATTTGGTTTAACTAATGACAAAATAAGACAGTTTGACTTCTACCGTAATATGATGTATAATATGACCGGTAAGAAATGGAAAAATGCTGATGGTTCTCAATATATTATGCGTGATGGAGGTATTCTTAAAGACTTTGAAGACAACGATATTGACTATGGTGATTTCTACTATAGAAAAGGGGCTAAATTTTATAAGAGACGTATTTAGTCCTATGATGGAAATAACACTTATTCTATATTAGAGCAAGAAGTTGATGAAAATGGAGAAGCAAAGGGTAATGAGAATACTATTCAAGTATAGGTAAATTCTAACTATGATGTGTGGCAAATGTTTGGAGGTATGAATTCTGTAGACTTCTTAGATGGAACTCTTCAAGGTTCTGAAAAGTCTATAGAAATGACTGCACATGCTGCCAATATTTATGGAACTAAAAAAGAGGGTGTTATCAGAGCGCAGACAGCAGATGACATTATCTAGCCTATGAAGCATTCTGATATACATTATATGCCTACTATAGGTGCTGTTAAACACGGTGCTGCAAACATAAATCCAGTCTCTTCTTTCTTTAGTAGAAATGGTCTAAGTTTTATGTAGGTAGAAGTGAGATAGGCTGGTATTTAGCTTGATAAGGAACATCAAGCTGATAATGAAGACTTGTCTCTTATGACTTAGGTTATTTCAGCTGCTTGTTCTATGGGATACACTAAGGGAGAGGCTACTAATCTATATAATGCTTTATATAGTCTATCTAAATAGGCTACTAAAGCATTTAGAGACGAAATGGGAGACCTATTAAATGGATTCTCTGATAGCTTTAATGCTGCGGTAACAGAAACTATTATGAAGTCTTTGGTTAATGCTTCAGCTACAGACGGTGATATGCTATAGTTAGTAGCAAAGAATATTATAAAGAAAATAAATGCTGAAAAATAGTTTTCTATCAATAAAACTAACTACGCTGACATTGATAAAGAAATTCCTTATAGTGATGCTGCTGTTTCTGCTAAGGTAGTTAGTTCTTTAACCGCTGCATTAACTAAAGCTGGAATTAAAACTAAAATGCCTGGTCTTTTAGCAGTATTAAATCCAGCTGAAGGTATTATAAAAATGTATAAAGTGCCGGCCAAAGACAAAGATGGCAATATTCTATTAAATGAAGATGGTTCTACTGTATATAAATATGTAACTATGGATGCCATAGAAAAAGAGTATGATACAGAGAATGCTTTTGAAATAATGGAATAGTTACAAGCAGAAACAGAGCCACTTAGTTATAATACTGATGAAACTGGATTAATAACTAGTATGCCTGATGTCAAAATAGGACGTAAATACTTAGTTACTTTCTCAGATGGGGTCAACAAATCTACTAAGGTTGTAAATGTGACATTACCTCATAGAGTGGAGTCTGATACTAGTACTGTATTTTATAATAATGTTCCATATCAAGAATAGACTATGGGATATAGAAAGCTTATAGACTATTTAAATGGAGTAGTTAATGAGGAAACTGGAGTTACTAACCAAATTACAGAAGTTAAGGAGTTTTTAATAGGAGGTCAGGACTTAGATAGTTATGATGTAAAATTTTAGGATTCTTTAGGTAATAGATGGCAAATGTCTGATTTAGATATTGTACAAGATTATTTTGAAGCAAGAGAATCTAAAGACCCCAGAAGAAAAGTATTAGAAATATTATCTAAGTATGATAAAGACTAGGAATTAAAAGCTGCTATAATTAAGGAATTTAATGAGTCTAATAATTCAAATAAAGTTAAGATTGTCAATGATTTAAATGATAATTTTAATGGAATTTTCTTAACTGAAACTCCTATGTATAAAGAGTTCTTTTAGAAGTATGCATTAAAATTCTTAAATAGAGAAATGCAACGACAGTTGGCCGCTTTAAATCCTGAAAATACAGAGCCTTTAAATGTATTAATTAATAATAAAGTAGTTACTGTATAGCCTTCTACTATTGATATAACTAGTTATGGAACAGTAATACCTAAGACAGCTGCTTCCTCTTTTGGTCTTAATTAGTATGACTAGGTTAGTGATATTGTTAACAATCCTGATTTCTTCTTAGATAGATTAGCTAAGAGACTTAATACTAAAGTTTAGGATTATTATAAGGATGGATAGTTAGTATATAATTACCACTTGGAGCTAAAAAGAAATGATGGTAATCATGTTTATATAAGAAGAGGGATTGATAATTCTGACTTCGCCAATGAAATTTAGTGGTTTAGGTATGTTGATTCTGATGGACATGTATTTAGAGTAAACAGTGATGGAAATATTATGCATCCAATGTATAGTGAGAATGATAAAATATATACTGACTATGATGGAAATGAAATAATAGTTACTGAAGCTAAAGATACTTGGAAAGATTCTAAAGGCAATGAAGTAAAGAATCCTGATATAAAGAAAATTCGAGGCATCACCATTGATTAGAAGACTGGAGAAGAAATCCATTTAGATTCTCCATTTACCTTTTACTTAGATAACCTTAATTATAACTTTGTAAATTTAAATGCAAATTGCTCAGAAGCTGAACTATTAAATTTATTAGATGCAGCCAGAAGTAGCAAATCTAAAAAGGCTAATAATTTTGTAAAGAGACTTGCTAAAATAGGTAATTATGATAAATAGGTGGACTATTTAGATAAACTTACTAAGTATGAAGATTTAATAAAAGGAGATACTAAAAATCCAGCATATTTAGCCTTACAAAAGGAATCTAGATAGATATGGACTTCTTTTATGAAATATCTTGAAAATGTAGCAGCACGTATCCCTGCTTAGTCTTAGTAGTCTTTCATGGCTCAAAGAGTAGCTATGTTTGAGAATACAGATACAAATAATGCTTATGTAAGTAAATTCTAGTTCTTCTTACAGGGAAGTGACTTGGATGTTGATGCGGCATCTATACAAACATTTGATATAAATAGCAACGGTATTTATGAAACTTATTCTCCGTATGCTAATCTGGATTCACCAGCACTTCTTAAAGTTTCTGAAAAATACTTACCGTTCCCAACTGGAGATAGGATAAAAGTTGAAGAAATTCATGATCCAACTATAACTACTATGCACTAGTTAATAGCTAAATAGCATTATGATGGTAAAAGATTATTTGGATTAGCTAATAAACTTAATTAGTAGGATGCTTTATTCTTAATAAACTATACTAGAAATAAGGATGTAATCGTAGAGGTAAATACTAACAGTGAATAGAATATAAAAGATTTAGCTGATATTCTTGAGTCTATTAATTCAGAGGATTGGTATTCTTACGAAGATGATATATCTAATACTAGAGCCTTAACAACTTTATTATTTCCAGATAATGAAATGGTATTGGATGTAGATTTATATGATAAAATAGAAAATGGTATAATTGAGGCTATAGATAAACATAATACTTATTTAAAGAATAATTCTAAAGCTAAGAACGATAGAATATTAAAGAATTTTGCTGTAACTTCACTATTAAATATTATTAAAAATCCAGTTAATCTTAGAGAGGCTTAGTCTTCTGTAGATGTTATGACATCAACTGCTAAGAACTTAACTAAGGCTTCTCCTAAAAATGCAGTACAAAAAACCTTTACTCCAGGTAATGTATTTAATAAAATCTAGAGTATCAATGAGAATATGGTTGGTAAAGATGGTATTGCTATCTGTGCGACAGGTCTTAAATCTTTCTTTGCATTAACTCATATGTATAATACAGTATTAAATGATGAAAACACTAGTAATTAGGAAAAAGAAGCTTTAATGTGTAAGGTAACAATTGGAGGTAAAACATATAGAGGACTCGCTAACGTAAATGCTAATTAGGAGTTAATAGAAAGTTTAGCAGATGCCGAGAATGGTAATTTTACTACTTTACAGAATTACTTATTAGCTCAAGAATGGGAATCTGATGCTGCTAATGAAGCTTCTGCTTTTCTGTCTCTTTCAACTGATAATGCTAAGGAGTTAGCTTTAGCTAAATTAAATGCAGGTACTCAGACTTTGGGTATGTATTTATATGGGTTATCTCTTGGAGTTCCAGTAGACACTTTGTTTAAAATAATGACTTCTCCATTTGCTTTTAGATTAGTAGAATTAGCAAAAGGTGATACATTTAGTGGTAATAGTGGTTGTGGAACTATAATTGGTGCTCTAGACTACTTACATAAAGACCCACTAGAATAGCTTTCTAGATTTAATACATTTGATTTATCTACATATAACGAAGGTAAACCAAAAGATTAGAAAATATTAGGTCCAGCTGATTTTGCTTGGTAGTTATTGTAGAATAGTATAGCAGATGATTATAATGAAAAATTACCACTTCTTAGATAGTTAGCTTATAAAGGTAATGCTATTTAGTTAATTGAAGATTTAAGGTCTAAAGTTAATTAGATTAGTAGTGTTATCTAGACAAAAGATGAATTTAATCTCTATTCAACCTTATATAATCAAGCACTAGACTTTATGGAATAGTATATTGCTGATGTCTAGCTAGAATTAGATAGTGGAAGTTACGATACTGTATACGGAAAATCCATAATAGCTACAGACTTAGAAACTCTTGCTCTTGGTGCTGATGAATATAAAGAAATAGGTAAAATTCTTAGACTTAATCAAGAAGTAAATACTAATGCTTTAGATTTACAAAACTAGGTAGCTAATATTGAAGAAGTTATAACTAGAAGACTCAGACAATTAGCTAGAGTTGAAAATAGGGGAAGCTACTATAGTCATGGTGCCACAAAAGATGAGTTAAAAAATCCTGATAAATATAAGATTGATTTAGAAAAGTTTTTATATGATGAAGTATACTAGTAGGAAAAAATAGCGTAGTATGATAGAATTAAACAATCTTATAATGTTTTACGTGTTCTTACTACAGATCCTTAGTATAAAGGTTATATGGAAACCTTATATATGGCTCATCAAGGTCTGTTAAATAAGTAGTTAAAGTATAGATTTACAGTAGGTAAAATTGCAGATTTTATTTAGAAAAATAAAGTTACTGGTAATTTATAGTAGTAGGTACTTAAAAATGGTAACAATTATGTTGACTATAAACTAAGACAAAATTGGATGCGAGATAGTAAAATACAGATTACTATTCCAGGCAGTACCGATAAAATGAAAACTTATGCGTTTATAGGAACCCCAAATAGTTATAGTTAGTTATACTTTGATAAAACTATACAACTGGGCACTGATATGGGAGATGCTAATTTTAAATTATGGATGGAGCAAACTCTTATTCCTAGACTTAAAGCGGACCCAACATTAAAAGATAATATATTTATATAGCATTTAAGTCCTATAGTTAACTCAAGAACTAATTTGGGTATGACTGCGGTTTATTATGGATTAAATGGAATAAACATGTTGCCTTAGTCTGACGCTGAAAGAGAAATGTTTGATATACATAAAGACGCTTTTAATAAATTAGCAACCTATGACTTGATTAGGGACGCTAAAGGTCATACTTTTGCCATAAAAGACTTATTTTATCTATATTCTTTAATATGTAATAACGGTAAATTTGGTCCTACTTCTCTACATAAAATATTTGAGGATTATCTAGATTCAGGTCTAGCCTAGAGTTATAAACACTTTATAGCAGAAAAAGATAGAGACTTAGATTTCTACCAGGATTTAGTAAAGACATGTACAGATGAATGGCTTGCACCTATGAGTTCTCCTTATGTTGGAGGTTCTAAAGTACTCAAATATAAGGATTAGAACAATGAATAGATTCTACTTTATAAAAAGAAGGAAAAGAAGTCAAAAGGTGGATATGACTATGATGTCGAGTAGGATATGGATGACATCTTTATGAATGATATGGGATTTGATCCAGAAGGTGGAAAAGACCCTATGGCAGAAATCAACAACTATGTTAAATAGGAATCTAGTGCCCTAGCTAAAAGAGACTATAGTTTCTTCTCAAATCCTGAAGTTAAATATAATACATCAGGTTTTCAAGTATTATCAACTAAATCAGAACTAATTAATTAGCATCCTATAACCTACGAAGTTAGAGATGGTAAACCTGTATTAGTAAATATAGGGGGTGATGGGGAGATTGCAAAAAAGTTTATGAAATTAATGAAAGATCGTAAGGGAATATTACCTACTAAGTAGATTCTTGGAACAGATGGATTTACTGCAGTAATTAATGAAGAATAGATTGAATCAGAATTAAATAGTATAATAAATTGTGGATAATTGTTTAATTAAAGATTTAGAATATCGGACTAAGCTATCTTAGTCTGGTATTCCTGAATCTATATTTTATCCATTTTGCAATGGATTTATGAATAAGTATGGGAGATTACCTAATCTAGATGAAATTCCAAATGTTGATTCTTCTCAACATATAATTAATAAACTGCATCTAGATGGTAATAGCTCAACATCTATAGATAATATCATGTCTTCTACTAATACATCAAGTATTGAAGAAGCTAATGTTAGTTTAAATGATACCTATAAAGATAAAGATATAAATATAATTCCTTTATATAAAGAAGCTTTAGTTGACATAAAAGATAGACCTTCCGAATATAAAACAATAGAATAGGAAAAACATAAAGTAGATAGAAATCCTAATATGCAGGGAGTATTTAATTAGTTATTTAATAAGTTAGAGAAATAGTATGGAGTACAATTACATACTATTTCAGATAAAGAACTGGCTAGTGATGAATGGTAGGGAATACCTGAAATTTAGACAGCTAATGCTTTTATTTATAATGGAGATATATATATAAATACAGACCATGCAAAAGCCGATGCTCCTATACATGAAATGACTCATATGTTATTAGGTTCTATTAGATTTAAAAATCCTGATCTTTATTATGGAATTGTACAACAAGCCTAGAATTTTCCAACATTTAATTAGTTTATAGAACAAAACCCAAATAGAGCTATAAATGATAATATGGAAGAATTATTTGTTACAGAAATGTCTAAATATCTAGCAGGGGAATCTAGCATTATTGAATAGTTAGATGAAACCGTTATTAATGAGTTACATTATAACATGAAGAGACTATTAGATACTGCACTTATGGGTTAGTATAGTGTAAAAAGTATTCCTGATTCTAAGTTATATAGAATGTCTTTAGCTGATTTAGTAGAAACTGTAAATTCCCAGATGTTAGAAACAAGTTTTTATGGAAGCCTAGATGACGCTGCTTTGCATAGAGTATTAGCTAATACTAAGTCAGATTTAATGAAAAAAGGTGATTTAAGAGAAGATTGTGTATGAAATGTATTTATAGTTATAAAGGAAAACAGTTTTAGTCCATACAATAGTTAGATGATTTTCTATTAGAAAAACAAATATATGAAAGTAAATATGGAGATTTAGTATTCTCTATGACTGAAAAATAGTTGTCTGCTTAGAATAGAATTGATAGCATCAATAAAGAAGCAGAGGAACTAAATAAAAAATATGCTGAAGCTAAGAAAAACGCGTCATTTATAGACTCAGAAGAAATATTAAAAATGACTCGTCCTTATGTAGGTGTAAGTGAGTTTTTAATGGATTAGAGAAATGATGAAGGAGAACTTTGGGTGCCTACATTTACTACCGAGTATTGGGCTAAACAATACTTAAATTGGAGTTAGGGAATTTACTCAAAAGACGAAAAAGATGCATTTTTTGATGGTGATGATTCTAAAGTATAGCCTGTAGAATTAGGAAATCAGGGGGATTGGCGTAAAGCGGATGGCTCTCTAAAGGATGATTTTGGAACTATTGAATAGAATAACTTCCGTAAAATAATGGAAGATAAGTGGAAACACTAGGCTAAGTATGGTGATGATATTCATGCCATTATGCAGAGTTATTTTGCTAGAATAGGCGAAGATTCTGATGGAAATCCTAAGTATCGATATGAATTATGGGAAGGAGATCAAGGAGCTATGCATTTAGCTAAGAGTATTAAATATATGCGTAATAAAGGAATTATTACTGATGAAATGACTGATGCTAAAATTAATAGTATATTAGAAATAGCTAGAAATTTAAGAGATTAGTTATAGAGTTAGTATGGCAAAAAATGTATATTTTATCCTGAAATTACTGTTAGTGCCAAATTGAATCATGAATATGAAGGTAGAGACGATTTAAGTGTATTAGGTCGTCTAGACTTATTAGTTATTGATGAAGATGGTATTCCTCATATTATGGATTACAAAACTTCTCCTAAAAATTACGATGACTTTGTCGAAGCTAAGAAACTTACATTTACTTACTAGTTAAGTACCTATGAAAGAATGCTTAGGAGACATGGTTTTAATACTACAGCCACAAGCTTAAATATTATACCACTTAAACTAAATAACTTTAGAAAAGAGAATGGTAAATGGACTTACGATGATGTAGTACCTGGTGGTAATTTACTAGAATCAATAACTGATAGAGCCAATAAAGATTACATAGCTAATAATCTTGATGAATACATAGAAGCTCCATTATTATTAGATGGGGATTCTAGTAAGATTACAGAGAATGTAACTGATTTAATGAAAACTTGTTTTCCTGAACATGGTAATGTAGCCACTGATGAATAGATAAAAAAGATGATTGATGGCTAGGGAGGTTTCCATGAAAATAAGGAAGCGGGTTCTTTGGAGTTTAAGCCCAAGGGATGGACTAAGACTATATCGGTAAAGTAGAAGGAAGGGGCAGAAGCTGAATTATTTAATAAGGTTAAGAAATTCTTTACAGGCTAGAGAGAACGTAGTTTAAAGAGAACTTAGGAAATTAAGAGAGCACTTAAACAAGCACAAGCTGAAGACACTAGATAGATTTAGTTACCTAATTCTATGAGTGATTGGACTAAAACAAGGCTATCTAAATATTGTAGTAAATCTTGGGAAGTAATGGAAGGTCATGCACAAGATGTTGCTGAGCAATTTGGTATGATATTTTTATATAACAAAGCTAATGATTTAGTAGAGGTAGTTAAAATTAGTTCTGCAGATTTATCTTTTTAGCATTCTTGGGGAAAAGGTAGATAGAATATTATTGGGGCAAAGGAAGCTGATTTGGGAGAAAATTCCAAGTCAGACAGTTTGATTATTAAAGCTACTAATGGTAACATAGAGCTTATGGAAGCCATGGCAGTTTTAAATAATATTCAGTTTAATAAGTCTATTTAGTTAGGAAACATAAGTGTTCTTAATCCGGTATTTGGTTAGGGAGCTGAAACTAATTCTAATAAAGAGCTGCTTTATAACTGGAGAAAACTTAGAAAAACCTTTAACATGGATGGGGAAGATTAGTTTAAATAGGATGGTACTATTAAATTATTGTCTTTAGCTGAAAGAGCCTATCTGGAGTATGCTGATATAATGGATAGAGTTAATGACAGGTGGCAAGCTCAAGAATTTAGTAAGTTTAAACCTGCTATGACTGAGTTACAAAGTTCCTTACAACCTAATAATGTAGAAGAAAGTCTTGAAGCTCTTAATTAGCTTAAAACCAAATTGGAGAAAGACTTTGGAATGAATAAGGATATTTTAACCAGGGGAGAAAATAAGGGTAAAAGTATATATTCTGAAGTATAGAATTATGACTAGCAATATACTAAGTAGATGTACCAAATAACTCTTAGAGCCATTGCTGAACTTAGCGGTTTTGATATTAGACAGGAAACAAAAGCACACAGTTCTTTCTTAGTCTTAGAAAATGGTATGTCTGGAAATATGATAGATAACCCAGGTAACTTTGGTAATAGACTTCTTAATTAGGTAACTTAGTTAGCTCTTGATGGTTATTAGAATACTCGAGATATGTCAATTAAAAGACTTAATGCACTATCTGAAAAAGTACGAGAGCTAAAAAGAGGTGAAAACTATGGGGTTATTAGTGAGTATGGATTTGGTAATTAGGCTTCTCTCTATAATGGTATGACTTATTATGATACTGATGGTGACTTTAAATTTAAAAATCCTTGGAAAGATAATTCCCTACCTGAACATAAAAAAGAGTTTTTAAAATGGGCATTAACCGAAATAGCTAAAAATAAACATCCTGATTGGACTCCCGAAGTTATTAAAGATAAAATAGAAGCAAATGATCCAGATTTCTTTTAGGTTCCTTTAATAAGGGCAGATGCCGCATCTAAAATTAATGCAGACGGATGGTTAGGTTGGTTAAAAAGTAAAATGAGACCTTTAATTAGCAAAGATAATGGAGCAACTTTTAAAGAGAGAATTCAAAATACTTTAAAAGATATACAATCTAAATATTTATCTGATGAAATAGATTAGTAGCAAAGTATTGACGGTGAAGTATTTAAAGTAATAAATACTATGGATTAGGGAAGTGGTCCTGGCAGATTAGACTTAATTAAACATCTACAAGGAAAATACGGATCTAATTGTTTTGAAACGGATATAGAAAAAATATTAGGTGCTCATATGATGGCATATGCTACTCAACAAGCCATGGAAGATAGAATGCCTTTAATTAAAGCAGCTTATATATCCTTAGCAGTAATGGGTAATAACTAGGGGGTAGACTATTCTTCTGATGAGAAATATATTAAAGAATATGTTCAAAATAAAATAAATAAATTAGCAATAGATAATCCTTAGTTAAGACATTTAAGGAGTGCCACTGGAATGTTACAAAAAAGTGCTTCTTGGATGGCATTAGCTTTTTCACCTTTACAAATGTCTTATTAGAGTCTGGAAGGTGTTTGGAAGGCTGCTAAATTAGTTATAACTAAACCAGATGGTAAAGAAACATTTAGTTTTTCTAATATGCGTAAGGCTATGGGTATTGTATATAAAGAATTGTTTAATTATAGTGAAACAAATTCTGTAATAGAGGGTTGTAACGCTCTTTATGGTATAAACGATATGGATGCTGCCTCATTTGCCCAAAACAATAGTACTAATAAGCATGGTCTGTTTAATTTCTTTGACAGAATTGCATATTATTGGTCTTCTCGTCCCGATTTCTATAATAGAATGTCAATATTCACAGCATAGATGCTTGAAGATGGTAGTTATGAAGCTCATTCAGTAGATGCCAATGGTAACTTAATATACAATATTAAAAAGGATAAGAGATTTGAAGCATTATTTAATAAACCAAAGGGTTCTCCTGAATATAATAAAGCAAAAGCCTTATTCTTAGCCACTGCTTAGTAGTTAGTGAGGGAAAACGCTAGAAATGCCGATGGTTCATTATACACCATAGATTTAGATAATCCAAATTTACCTAAAGCCTACTCTAATAAAGAGTCTGAATCTATGAAAGCTATTGGGGATACCATGTATGGATATTACGATAGTTCTAAGAAATCATTATGGCAATCTACATTCTTAGGAGGCCTTATGATGCAAATGCAAACATATTGGTCTGGTAAAAAGAATTAGTATCTTGCTCCTGGAGGTATTAAAGCACAGGGTAAATGGGTCTAGATGGTAAGTCCTAATGGTAAAAAGTGCTATTATTCTAAAAATGAAAATGGAGATATTGATAACTCCTCAATGCCTGTAGAAGAGGGAGATCCTAGAGCTAGTGAAGTACCCTTTATGCAATGGAAGGGTAGATTTGAAGAAGGCGCTTTTATAACCTTATATGATGTACTTAAAAGAACTATAGGACATAAGGGAAATCTTAAAGCTGCTTGGAAAGAGAAGTTAGATGGAACTGACGAAGACTTATAGAAACTTTATAAGTAGAACATGAAGTTGATAGTTAGTGACTTACTCGGTATGTTACTTATTGGTTCTTTACTAGGCGGATTATTAGAAGATTTAGCTGATGAAGAAATTAAAAAGGCTAAAAAATCTGCACAGATTGGAGATGCTATGGCTGCAACAGCCTTAAGTCTAATAGCTAAGACTGTAAGAAATTCAGCTCTAGATTTTAACATGATAGACTCTTTGTTTGGCTTTGTAGGGGATTGGAATCCATTCTCTCTTAGTTATGCAGCTAATTAGCTAAGTAATGGTTGGAGTCTTATAACTGGAGATAAAAATTGGGAATAGACTCTATGCAGTGCCTTCTCTGCAGCACGCTAGATGAGACCAATACTTAATTGCATTAATTAGTCTTTACAAGAGGATTAAATACACTAATATGAAACCTAGAGACAATTTATCTACTAAATATCCTAGATGTCATTATAATAAATTAGGTAAAACTAAAATGACATTCGATACTACAGATTTAGCTGAGAAATATCTCAAAAAGATGCATTTAGATACTTATACTATTTATCAATGTACTTATTGTAATAAGTATCATATATCACACATAAATTAAAAAAATAGGGGCAAGCTAGCATTTGCTAACTCACCCCCTATAAAGAAAAAAGGGCAAGCCAATGGATTTTACTCCACTGACCTGCCCTTAATTATTATTTATTATACCATATTACATGTGTATATTCCATATTTTTGTTGTTAACCTCATCTAATGTAAAGGAAGAAGGGGATAGCCATTTACCTGTCCATTCTCATTAGAATACTGTCCTTCACCGTTGGCATCAATAAACCATCCGTTTTCAACGTTCTCTCTAAATTCATCTCTAGTAAAGAGATCTCCTAAATCTAATTTCTTCATATTAATTATTTTGTAATTGTCTTATTCTCTCTTGACATATATGAATAATCTTTTCATAGTCTTCTATTCTAGCTTCACTCTCAGTCTTTCCTTGTAATACTTTAGTTCTATATATACGTTTAACTATATCAGCATCCCAAGGATTTAATTTCCAATCTTGCCATACAGACCAAGGCTGAATTATAGACTTAGAATAGTTACTTTCTCCAATATTTTTATCTCTTACATTAGAATCATCTGGAAGTATTCCAATCTTTTGCAAATACTTAAAAAGATCAAGATTATTATTTATATATTCAGGAGTTATTAATTGCATTATTTGATATGTGCTTTATAATGAATTTTATCTAATAATTCTGCCAGATTTACAGGTGTGAAATTATTATTATCTACACCCACATCATACTGATTATCGAAATAATTCCATGGTTTATCTGGTGTACTATGCACATGACCATGTAATTGAATTATAGGACGATTAGTAGCTGGATCTGGTAGAGAACCAAAGGGAAAGTGGTTAAGAATTATAGTTTTCTTTTCCACCCTAATTACTTCTTCCCAAGATACTGTTTCGCATCTAAAAGGAGTCTCAAAACTTTTCATAATATTCAAATTATCATGATTTCCCATAATAAAGCTTATATGTCCAGTTAGACGTCTTATAAAATCAGGGATGAGTGATTTATCACCTAAAGCGAAATCTCCCAAGTGATAGACTATATCACCCTTAGAAACTACTTTATTCCAATTTTCTATTATAGTTTCATTCATTTCCTCAACAGAAGAGAATGGACGATTACAATACTTAATTATATTAGCATGATTAAAATGGGTATCTGAAGTTACCCAAATATGTTTTGCTTCTTCTTTTGTATATTTAACCATTTATAATATATTTATTTCTTGAAATAAAAGCAAATATCAGGTCTGCCAAAAACTAAGCTTGTATCTATACTACAAAGGTATTTAGTTTTACCGCCCTGTGTATTGACAACATCATAGTTGATTCCACGACCTACTCCTATTATATTTGTTATTTGTCTTTTATTCCAAATGTTTTCATAATACCCAACACCTGGATAAAAATCTATATAGATAGTTTTTTCACCCTCTCTTAATAAATATTTACCAATACATTGTGGAACCCTTGATTCTATTAGAGCTTTAATTAGGGGTCTCAAATATAATTTATTAAATCTTTTCTGATTCTCGTTATATTTATTAATTATTTGATAATCACTCCCTTTAACAGGCTTTTTATAATTAAGAATACCATTAGTTACATAAAACCCACCACGTTGAGAATCTATATCTTCTTTATCTTGAATAAAGCTATAAAATTCTTCTTTAGGATTAAATTTACTCAGATTATTACATCTAGATAGGAACTTAGAAAATACTTTATTAACTGGATATCCTACATGGCATTTTAAAAATTTTTCAATATCACCATTAAGATAGGTATAGTCATCATCGTTCCAATTATGCTTACAATACCCCCATTCTTTTAAATTTCTAGGAATAGCTGTAAAATCCTTAAACTTATATCTGGGAAATTTCTTATGAGTTCTTTTACTTTTAGTACTACTTCTTTTTAAACCGAATGTCATAATAGTTTTATATTAATGTTCTCTGCTTTTCCTACTTTCTTATTAGAGATTTTAGTCAAATTCTTTTAAAACAAAGCACTTAATTTCACCTTCAATTTCGTAGAATACAACATCGAGTTCATTCAGCCAGTTAAGCATCAAATGTGAATCGCCTTCACTAATTTCCTTGTATTCTTTTAACCATCCTTCTAATTCTCGAATTACATACCCATCCATTTGATCAGGACCTCCAAAATGATAGTAACCATCAGGATTAATGAATGTAAAGCCTCCTTCAATTTCTACTAATTCATTTTTAATCTTAGTAACTAATTCACGTTCCAAAATAAACTTATTAGAGAAGTACATAATTAATATTGATTTAGCTAAATCTAAATTATTCACAAATCCATACTCGTCCATACTTAATATAGTTATTAATTGATTAAAATTTTAATTAAATTCTTTTGATTATTATTCAATCTCATTGGTTTTTATTTATATAAATAAATTTCTCAATGAATTCTGCAGTACTGGCTTCATAAAACTCTGAAGAATTATTTTGATTCATATTCAGTTACGGTTACTTCCTTTGGAAATACTTCTGTTAAATCTGCATTTGCATCTACTTGGTCTTCAAAATCCCAATTCCAAGTATAATACCAATCAAAAGAATAATATTTATCTTCAATCTTTATAATAGCAGTATAATTAATATAAGACTTTTCTAAGTCAATATAATTAGTACGATATTGTGTATCTATTATTTCTATATGTGAATATAGGTTTTCTAAATAATCAAAAGCTTCCTCGGGGTATGAGATTCTCTAAATTTATCTAATTCTTCTACCATATACTGAGGCATATAGTCTTCTATTTCATCAAATTCATCACTAATTATATAGTAATATTCGTCCAGTCTTAATTTCATAATTCTAAAAAGTCTCTAACGTCAATATAATCTATACCAAAATTCTCAGCGCACTTCTTATCAGAATCTGAAAAATCCCCTGGTTTACCAGAAGCATCTCCTATCATAATACATTCATCTTTAGACTCTACTTTGTATTGATAGTATAATTGTTCTAGCATTCCAGTATTAGGTTTTCGATAAGTATCATTCTTATCCATAGAACAACAATACAAGCTATCACTATATGAAAAATTATTAAGTTTATTAATAAAATAGTCATAACATATACCTTCTACAGCCCATATCTTATAATTAAAAATACGTTTATCTGTAAGAGTCTTTAAACCTCCTTGATTACTTACTATAAAAAACATATTAAGATTAGGCATCTTTTCTATTATTTTATCTAATACAGGAAGTTGTATTCTAAAATCAGTAATGTCTTCAGGAAATGTTTTACCTGAAATAGTCTTAATTAAAGTACTGTCCAAATCAATGAACAGTACTTTTTTAGTTTCAAAATCAATCATTCACAATATTGCTTAATTAATACTTCATCAGTTATAGCATCCTTTTGATAACCAGTATTAAGTTCTTTCATAGCCAAGCTATAACCCTCCCAATTATCAACTCCTTCAGCCTCTAAAGCAGCTAATTTTTCGGAATCTTTTATTAATTGTAAAAGAGTATCTACATCTATAGATATGGCATTATTTATAACTTCAATAACACTGTCACCCCAAGGAATAGACCTTTCTTCACCGCCTATAGGAATTTTACTTCCATCCCAACAAGGACAAGGCATATCGGAATCCATTTCTAAGGCATCATATACTGAACAGAAGTCATCGCTATCATCTACGAGATATTAAAAAGTCTCTTTAACTCTATACATTATACCAAGATACTCTTAAGATTATCTACAAATTTATTTGCCTGAGCTTTGATATTCTCGATATCCTTAATTTCAGACTGAATCTTCTTTACTTCCTCTTCTTTTTCTGAAATCTTATCATTCATTTTGGAGATTAAAGTAACTGCTTTATCGTGAGCAGTCTGAAAAGAAGACTGAATACTATTCAACTTAGAGCTAAAAGAAAGACCAAATAAATCCTGTAATGAGTTCATATAACAATATACTTTAAAAAATAAATAATTGATCTTATTAATACTAATCTAAATATTTAATTATTCATAAGTTACTTTTATTGTATCCAGTACATAATTATGGTAATACTCCTCTAATTTAGGTATAATTTCATTTAAAAGAGTTGACTTATGATTAAATGCCCAGTTATAATTAGGAATTTCTTCTATAGGCAACCATTTAATTCCATCAACTTCATCTTTCTCCCCGCCTTCTTGAAGTTTACCAATAGGTTTTCTAAGACCTAGGATACATAAATGTCTTAAAGTAACATTACCTTTATTACACTTTTTAGGGTCAGTCTCCACGTTAATTAATGCAAAAGCTTCTGAAGGAATACTAACCCCACATTCTTCAGCAACTTCTCTAGAACATGCTTCAGTGGCAGATTCGCCACCATCTAAATATCCACATGGCATATTCCATTTACCTTGGTCATCAGGTGTTCCTCTACCTCTTTTATTAATTAATACATACCATTTACCATCTTTTTCTTTAGCTAACACGACACAACTAACTGCACAATATCTACCACTCCAAATGGTTTCTCCTTTATGAGGACCATCTGGAATAGTATAAGAATAAGATTTTTCTATTTTACCTATTTGATTCATTTACTTAAAAATAATGAAATTTTTTCGAGACATTTATCACATATATATCTACGCCTATTGAGTGTCCACCTCTCATCTATAGAGTTTACTGCACTGCAGTAATCTAAGATTCCTACTTGCTTATCTAAATCTATAGTAGAGCCACAGAAATCACAAGTATAAAGAATTCTTTTACCCATTTAATTCCTTTAATAAGTTTCTATATAATAGTTCATGTTTCCCCAACCTCCACTACAGTTAGCATTTCGTATATGTTTACTTCGAATTTCTTCAGGCACATTCATAATAACATATTTACCTGAATAAAACCTTTCACCATTAATTACGAAATTGCCCCATTCATCGTTTTCTGTAGCGTGATCTATAATATCACCAACAGTATCTAAAGGGGAATGGATTATCTCATAATCAGAAGTACAATCCCCATATATATTTGATATTGATACTAGTTCTATCATTTATAATATTTATATAAAGAAGTTACATTAGGGTCTTTACCACCATCATAAATACACACAGTCTGAATGATTTTACAACCTTGACGAATTTCTTTGAGGGCTTCCTCTATTTTATTTCTAGTAGTGCCTGAATAAAAAGAATCATCAAATAAAATAAAATCATCAACGTCTATTTGATTAACTAATATTTGTGCTTTAGTATCTTCTTGTCGCAATCCCCCATTAACTAGTATTACCTGTTCAAAAGTCTTACGTAATTCATAAGGCATATAATTAAATACAGCTCTTCCGAAGGCACCTGTGAGAATTAGACCATTCCAACCAAATGTAGGAATGCCTCTATTTACCCACAGATGCTCATCATAACACCATTGAACCAACCTATCCCAGGTAGCATCAATAATACTCTTGTGTCCACGAATCATATCATCCAAGTGATTAAAGAAATCTTCATCACTAGAATGATTTTTAAGAATCTCTTCTACTTTTTTATCTAAAAAGTTCATTTTCTTTTATATTTAATTAGTTTTATAAGAGGTTTATTAAACTTAGAAAGAAATCTATCATTTATATAACTTAAAAATTTACCTAATTCATACACAGCTACAACAGAGTTTAATGCTGGACATAAAACCAAAAGTAATATACCATCTGATTCGTCAGGATAAGTTTCATCATACTCTGAATCGTATCTAATATATAAAATAGCTCCTATAGCTGAAATTATATAAATAGCTAACCTAATTGTTACCATTTTTTATGAGTTTTATAAGTAATCAAATTATACAATTTTTTATTAAGATATGATAAACTAATGGGCAAGAAGTCCATTATTGCTATTAAGCATATACCACTATTTACTATGGGACAGAATACTAAAAATATAGTCCAACTATCCTCATCAAATATGGCTTGATCATATCTAATACTTAATATGGCTCCTATAATAGATATTATGTATATTATAATTAAGATAACCATTCCGCTTTAGTTAACTTAAAAAATTCTTTGTGCATTGGATTAGCTATTTCCTGAGCCATTGGGTGTGCATCTGGAGCATCTCTTCTCTTAAAGAAATTTTCCCAAGCATCTTTAAATCCACAAGAGATAAGTTCAGACTTAATGCCTAGAGGAAGTACAGAACGAGCTTGTTGAGGTGTCCAACCATTCTTTAACATTCTAAAATAGCCCCACTCAGCGTGTTGTAAAAAATCAATGTAGTTACTACCTCTAATATCCCAACAAGGTTGGATAAAGGTTAATTCATTACCAAACTTATCCTTGGAATAATTACAATAACGGGTACTTTCAGCCAAATGGGACAATCCTACATGAGTTCTAAACTCATCCATAACTCCACGATCGAGAATCATATGAGCTGTATATCTTTTATAATGATACTCTGTAGGCTCACAAAGATATTGTAAATCATCCTCCCAATGATGCTCTTTAATCACTCTGTAATTAGTAGTCACATAAATAGTATTCCTAAGTTCTCCATTTATTCTAGTACTACCATTCCCAAAACTAAATTTACTCCAAGGATTATAAGCATATTTGTCAAGCCATTCCATATTATCCTCTTTTTGAGAAGTTCTAGATAAATACACAGTGCCAAACTCAAGAGGTCTATCATGCCCTCTAGACTCTAGCATATTTACAAACTTCTCATAAGAGGTATCTGTAATCTTATTTTCACTTTTATAACTGACTCGTGCACATCTTTCAATATGCTTTTTGATTCCCACTAAAGAGAAATCTGTTTGATTGATAAATTCAAATGACTGTTTAATTAACTTCATATTAAGATTGATTATTTAATTTATACACTAATTCAGAAACAGAAGCCTTTAGACTTGTATTTTGCTTAGTCAAAGCCTTTACCTCTTTCTGTAATTCGAGTATTTTAACTTCGGCTTTAGCTAAATCAAAGTCTTCTGGAACTTCAAGTTTAGACGCTTTAATCAAAGCACTCAAGTTAGTTATAGTTTGCTTCTGAGATTGTATTTTGCCCCGTAACTTAAATTCTGGATCAGTTTCATCTATCCAAGATTCTAGTTCACCAAGACGCTGCATAGCTTTACTATAATAAACTTTTCGATTAGCATCATACTTCTTAAAGTTATCAACTTTATGTTCTAAACTTTGAATTGTACTTTTTAATTTACCAACGTATACTCTAACTGGATCTAGCAGTAGAGGATTCATTGATTTTACCATAACCCTATTGTCTTTCCTACTTCATTATCTATTAAACAATACTGAGAACCATCTGACAATGTTTGAATAAACTTCTTACAATGTTCAGCAATCTCAGCTTCTTTTTTAACACCAACAATTTGTCCTGTTCTATAAGGGTCTGTTGTAGTAGATTTAGAGGCATCTATACCTACAAAAAATACAGCTTTATCTTTATAAGTGGCACACTCTTTACAAGCATGGTCAGCATATCCAATAGCCTTATTATGTAACTTCTCTACTTCTTTAGCATTTTCCTCAGTAAGCAAAGAGTTCATAATAATTCCATTGTCTGCTTCCTTACCACAAATCGGACACAAATATTTAACTATTGAAACTCCTAATTTATCAGGCATTTCCTATAATTTCATAATTCATAAAATTTTGATCTTTATATTTAATTAAATTATCTAATTGCCAACAAGTACAAGGTTCTATTTCAGGATACATATAGCTAGGAATTATTGCTAATTCTCTAGCATTTACCCAACAATATCTTCTAGAACATCCCCAATACTTTGTTGGATTATCTTCTTTAAGCTCTAATTCTGGTGTATCATAAAATATGTGTAATTTACCTTTATGCTTTTGACCATAGTCATCATTGGGGTAATCATACGTTATATAATCAGAATCTCGAGCTATCCATAATTTTTTACTCATTTGAATAATATAGAATTGTTGGATTGTCCTTATGTATATCTATATTATCTAATTTAGCTATAGCTAATTCTTGTTTAAATTGCTCTAAATCAAATCCTAGAGTAATTACATGAATACCATTTACTGTAGGAACATAATATAATATTTTATTTACATTAGGTCTACATTTTCTAACTAAATCTAAATACTTATTTATAAAACTCCAATCCTTAGTATCAAAATCTAATATCCATTTAGATTTATACTTATTACACCGTTTTCTGCCAAGAGCCCTAGATACACATTTAAATAATTTATGAGTTCCCAGTTCTATAGCCTCTAGAGCTTCCCTGATTATTTCATATTGTACTTCTTTACAATTTCTAGGGTTTATCCAAAAATAAGCTCTAGCATTAAAGGCTTTGCACAAAGTAGTAATTTCTTCTTTCTTAGATAAGAATGTTTCTTTATCAAAGAAATGATAGTCTTTAATTACGTAACCACTACTACCTACATTATTTTTTTCTTTATTTCTTTGCATTACTTGTACAAAGAAGAAATCTCCCTGGTCTGAGAGATTGTCAAACCAGGGAGCCACTGCATTAAAATTATCTATTGTCATTTAATTACCATTCAAAGGATATTTATCCTTATAATTATTATAAAAACTTCTAATAACTCTTTCTGTAACTTGTAAATCTCTGTTTTTATCACGCTCAATACATACAGATAAAGGAGTATCAAAGAAATCCTTAAATTCTATAGCATGATTTCCATGAGCTATAACTAGAGCACGATAGTTATCTAACACTTTTTTATTTAAATTAGTGTTATCAATAACTATGTCATAACCTTTAAGTAAGGCTTCAATTAGAGCTTCTTCTTGTATGTGTTGTACAAGAGGTTCTCTCTTAGGAACCCAATACTTACCTAACATAAGACGAATATCATCTTGATTAATTCTAACTCTATGTTCAGGGTCTTCAAGAACCCATTGCTTAGCCCATGTAGACTTCCCACTTGCTGGAAGACCTCTTGTTATAATTAATTTACTCATCTTCTTCTACACTAATGCTTTCTGGTTCACCTTCTAATTGTACATCATCAAAGAATTCATCTGTACTAATTACTTCTCCAACTTTAGCCAATTCAATAGCCTCATCTTCTGACTCGGCTTCTACTTCATATGTAAGGTAGCTTTTACCTTTACACTTATATACCATATTTACTAAATACCTCATATTATACTGGCAAAGATTAAAAATAATATCATTAATACAACTATAAACATACTTACAATTATACCTTTCTCATAAAAATACGCATCTTTCCAATTTTTATTCCATCCAATATTATTAGCTAATTTAATCATTAAACATTCTTTAGAATTTCAGTTATAAGTTTCTTTGTATCTTCTACTGCTTGTGCAATAGTTTCTTCATCTAAAGTAATGTCTAATCCAAAATCTTCAATTAGTCTATCTATTATACAGTCCCTAAATAATTTAGGGGTTCGTGTATCTTCTTCTAGATAATCTGTAAATGCTAATTCTAAACTTCTTTTATAATAAGTTTCTTCAATTTCAACCGTTCCTTTTAATTCCATAATTATTTATTTATTAGTGAACCCAATGGTCATTTATATCTATATCTGCTCCTAAAAATACATTAGGACAGAATGGTTTACCTCCGGCTATCATACAATCAATCAACACTTTACCCACTTGTTCTTTAATTGCTGCTGGACACTCCAAGTTGAATTCATCATGAGCTGGTACACACATCTTTACCTTATCTATTAGCTTATGATCCACAATCCAATTAAATAGTTTAATAGAAGATAGTTTAAAGCACATTGCTCCTCTATTTTGTATCAATGTTTGGACTATTTCATTATCCCATAGGGATATTGGGCGCTTATAGGATATTATTGCTTCAATACTCAATCCTTAGTCTCTGAACCTTCTTACTACTTTTACTTGATTCATAAGCTTGGCTGCAGATTATTCTAATATTAGACCTTCCTGCAATTCACCCAATTTACAGTAGATAATTACTTATCTACGCCGCATACATTTTACGGTAATTAATAGATTGTTTCTCAGAAGCTGCTTTACGCTGCATATAGTGTCTTACTTCTTGTACAATCTCATCCTGTGGATTGCGTTTTCTTGCATTCTGATAATATTCCCAAAATCCGGGTTCCTGCATCTTGTTATGAGTCTCTTTTAACTCCTCGGCATCATAAATATGTGCTCTATGTCCAGTAAGGGGATTAAGTAATATATAACCATCTCTCATAACAGCTGCTCTGCAATAATCTTGATATCTTTTTATTCCTGGAAAACCTTCCATAAAATTATCATAAATTTCTTTTGCTTCTTCTACAGGAATACCATCATTTTTGGAGATAGTATTATAATCTCCTCCGTAGTTTATCGCGAATTCAATAGATTTAGCTTTTTGTCTCCAATTATGATAGAGCTTCTTTATATCCTCAATCTTAGTGTCTCTTGGAATTATATTAGGATAACTCATATAGGCTACCAAAGAATGGACATCACCACAACCATGTTCAAATAGGTCTATCATCTTCTCATCTTTAGAAACAGATGCAATAATACGAGATTCCTGACTTTGATAATCAGCAGATAACCAAGCATTACCTTCTTCAGATGTAAAACATGCTCTAGTTTCTGGATCATTCGGTAAGTTTTGAATGTTCAGTTTCCAAATACCGCCACCAGAGCTAACTCTTGCAGTATCTGTACCTATAGAATGAAAATCTGCATGTATTCTACCTGTTTTAGGATTAATTGCATTTAGCCAGTTTTGTCCATAGGTAGATACGACTTTGGCAGCTTCTTGATATTCCAAAAATATAGGAATAATTGGAAAGTCATTCTTTTGAGGTTTTAAAACATTTGCTTCAATAGACTTCTTTTTCTGTTTAGTCTTTTTGTCAAATGTCTCCACATTAATTCCAAGTAACTCAAATAGAGGTATTACTTGTTTTTGACTACTCCAATTTATCACACATTTAGGTTCAGTATCAAATCCTGTAAATAAGTCACCTTGAGTATCAATTCGTGTAAACTGATTCTTAATTACTTTCTTATAAGCATCAACCTTACCATCAGGGGTTTGTAAGTCTTCCTGAGGGAACCTTTTATATCCATCTTTAATTAGTCTCTTTACCTCAGCAGGATAATCTGCAGAATACTTTGGATATTTAAGTTCAGGATATTGAATATCATAGCCATTATGAGGATTTTCTTTATCCCAAGCTACTACCCAAGCATTTAATTCTGAAATAGCCTTATCAAGTTTAGCTTGATCTTTAGTCATTTTAGCTTTCCACTTCGTAATATCAAGATGAACTCCACAATATTTAAAGTAAGCAAGGGATTTAACAAATTCACATTCCAGCTCTACTGCGAGTTTCATGCCTTGTTTTTCTATTTCAATATCTTGTTTTTCTTTTATATCCTCTATATACGTAACATCTCCTGCAGCATAAATAACGACCTCAGTAGTTAAACCATCATTAACAATTTTACCTCGAACAGTTTTATCAATGTTAATATTTAAGTAATTCCATGCAGCTGCTTTCAAGCTCTTTTCACGCATTTGAGCTGGATACCCTAGATATAAGAGCTGTTCTACTATCATACCATCCCAAATATGCTTAGGATAGATACCCTGAACATATAAAAAGGTTAAATCAAACATTAAATTCCATCCCAGAAACAATCTGTCTGATTCTAGGTAGTTTTTAACTATTTGCTTTTCTCTTAGAGTTAGAGTAGTCCAATCAATAACTACTTGATTATCTTTATTACCTAACTGTATAGTCAATAAAGCTTTGGTATGACAGTCGAGACCCTTAGTTTCTGAATCTAACTGACATAGTTTGAGCGGCAACAGAACAGACATTGCCTGCTCCATTGTCGCTTCTATATATATATCCGTTTGAAATAAACTTTTATTATGACTAACTAAATAAATCATTGATAATTACAAATAGTTAAATTATTTAGAACTATATCTTCATTATCAATATTTAATTTGTCTTTTATAGCTTCTTCTACAGCTTCTTTTAATTCTTCTTCATTAATAACTAAATGCCTACCTTCTTTATACTGAGGAATGGTAATATCTACAAAAGTACCTAATTCAACATTTACTTCTACAGTAATATTTCTATTATTAGGTTCATTCCAAGGTGCACTTGGGTCATTATAAGCTCCTGCTGGATAATTTTCTGTCATGCTAAATAGTCATTTAACCACTCTATTCCATATTCATCTATTACCTTTTCATCTATCTTTATAGCTTCAAGTTCTATATCCTCAAGCTGCTGTTCATACCAATCTTCAAATTGATCCTCATCATCCTCGTCTATATCTGGACTATCTAAATAGCTAAATGAGTTAACACACTCGTCTCTTAATTCATTTGCATAACTCAGTTCTAATGTAGGATCTTCTTCACTTTCAATTACTTCATTTATTGAAGCATCACAAGCAACTGGATACTTAGCAATAACTAGCCACCAATTCCCATTAAGAAATTCTTCCTTAGATATCATTATATTAATTTAGATAACTGTAAATTGCATCTTTTTCTTATTTTATCTAAAGCTTTTTCTTTTATTTGTCTAACTCTTTCAACACCAATGCCAAACATATCTCCTACTTCTTGCTTGGACATAGGATTCATTCCTATGCCAAATAACATAATAATAATATCATGTTCTCTGACAGGAAGTATATCTAGACATTTGCATAGTTCCTTATTAATAAAGCTTTTATTAACTTGTTCGTCAAGAGAAGGCTCTCCGTCCGGTATCACATCACATACTTGACTATTTTCCTCATCCCCACCAATAAAGTCATCGACACTAACTAATCTGTTAGAAAATTGTGCCAAATAGTCTATTTGCTTTTCAGGGATATTAGTTAAAGTATGTAATTCATTTGTAGTTGGATTTCTACCATTCTTTTTAATAAACTCATTAGTAGCTCTTAATATTTGAATTACTTTTAAGTGTTGAGTTACTGGCAATCTAATCTCACGACCATACCAATATATAGTAGTATAAATACATTGTTTTATCCACCAAGCAGAATAATTAAGAAATTTAACACCCCTAGTTGGGTCAAATTTATTTACAGATTTACATAAACCTTCCAATCCTGAGGATATTAAATCCATAAGGGGAATACCTCTATTTTGAAACTGCTTAGCTATAGTTACTACAAATCTTAAATTAGAAGTAATTACTTTTTCTCTAGCCTTTTCATCCCCATTTTGAGCTTCAACAATTAGCTTGTTTATTTCTTCATTATCTAATATTTTATATTTAGATATATCTCGAAAATAACTCTGAAGTAGAGAGTCAGACTTGTCAGAAAAAATAATTCTTTTATTCATTAATTGTGGACTTAGCTAGTGCTTTAGCTTCATCTAATTGTTTTTCTTCTTGGGTTGGTTGATTAAGACCTATACGTATACTAAGAATAGTGAGATAAGCTTCCATTGCCTTGAGTTGAGCTATCAATAAATCTTTATTAAGATTATCTATAGAAGTCTTATCTATTTTATTAATTAAGAAATCTCTAAGCTTTGTAGTTTTAGTTTCCAATTCTTTGTACTCTGTAAGTAGTCTGTCAAACACGCTCTTTTCCATGTTAATTTTTATTTTAGTTAAAGTAGAATCTAGAACAGTAAATATCTAATATATTATCTTCTTCTTTATTAATCGATTTCCAAATACTTAGGTTCATAACTAATATGATAATCATTATCAAGAATAGAAACATTATATATTTCTGTATTATCCAGTTTCAAATATTTATCTTTACAAGTATGTAGGTGCCCACAAAATACATATCTAGGTTTAATTCTCTGAATAGCTTCAGCTAAACTTTGACCTCCAGCATGGATAGATTCTTGACTCCATCGACTCGGAGGTAATAAATCTAAATCTTCCAAAGCGGGAGTATCGTGGGTTAACCATATATCTATATCATTTGGAACTTGATTATATAGACCTTCTAAAAATTCCTCACTGTGCATAAATGCCCAATTCCCAAACATGTGACATTGTGGAGACCCATATACCTTATAATTTTTACCATCAGGAGCTCTATAATTAGTATAATCATTAAGTAAATAAGTAAACTTAAAATCAGAAAGATACTCTAAGGCTTTCATTACTGGATATTCTGAAGCACATATAAAATCATGATTACCTGCTACCATATATACTTCTTCACAAGGCAATTCCTTAATCCAAGGTAAAAAATCTTGAAAGAACCATACAATAGATTCTACTCTATTTTTCTGTATATTCAAGGGTACAACATCTCCTGCAATTAAACATAAATCACACTTCTGTATATGGATAAGATTACCATGTAAATCAGACATTGCGCATATTTTCATATTCTATTAAATATTCAAAGAATCCATCATAAGATAAGTTATCTTTTATTGTAATAACTTCCTTTCTATTATCTACAGATTTACACCATTGGTGCCTATTAACTACCTGATAAAGAGTTTTATTATTGTATACCATATCTAACATAGCTTCCCAAGTAGCTATATTTCTAGTACTAGAATCTTCATCGTCTTTAGTTATATAGTTAAAAATAAATATCAATTGCCACTTTTTAAACAAAGTAATAGAAATATAAGGGTCCCATTCATGTTCGATTCTCTCATATTTCCATTTCCAACCAACGGCGCTAAATCTAATATCTAATATTCTATTATAATATCTATCTGTTATAGGTAATCCAAAGAACCATATTTTCTTGCCACAATAAATATGACAGTTAGGTCTATGGAACCAGTCTTGGCACTTCCACCAAACATAGAATGGATTATTATATTCATTCCAATGCTTGGTAAAAGTGCATATTTTATTAATTAAATTAACCTTCATCCTCTAGATCCATTTCTGGATGTGTCTGAGACATATCTAAGAATTTGAAACATTTTAATTTCCAAGCGTGACCAATCATATCCTCCTTTTTAATAACTATACCTTCATGAGGTACCTTATTAGCACAAGAAGGTGATTTACATTCCATATAGAAACGCTTATCATTAGATAGTTTATCCAAAAACTTTTTTGTCCAGTCTTCATCCCTACTATCTAATTCAGGATATAAATCCTTAGCATATCCATAATAATATTCAGTTACAGGAGTTAGTCCTACTGATTTACAATATTGCTGTACTTCTCTTGCACTAAACTCGTGCACCTCACCATCTACATTAGTTAGTGTGATTCTATAAGGTCTTACCTTAAAATGTTTTTCTGGCTTATATATCAAATTGTCTATAATAGCGTTAGGCTGTTCACAACCATAATCATATCCCTTTTGAATATATGTGCCAGTTGGATTGTATCCCACAATCTCTGCATAAATAGTCATACCCTTTTGAATATATGGACGTAGATAATCATCAGCATACTTCCAAGTATCGCAACCATAAAATCCTGGTGTCACATTAGGATTATAATACTGGTTCTTAATTACATTCTTTGAAGCATATAGATGGTCATAAATATCGAAGTTATTACCTGTGAGCCATTTAGCTAATTTCTCTTTCCAAGTAAGTTCTTTATGACACATTACATATGCTGAGATATGAGAAGTACCATGTATTTTCTCAGTAATACTAATTAAATCTTCAGGTTGAATTACATTAGGACATTTCTTGATAATAACTGTTTCGTAATGATATCTAAATTGAGAAGGGATGACTTTATCGAGTTCCTTCTTAACTTTACGTGTCTTTTTTGAGCCTCCTCCAGGAGTTCCCTGTGATCCTTTAACGATGAATTTCTTATTAACCCAAAATGTCTTGCCTTCATGTTCTACTGTATCAAATTCAGTTCCGTCAATTAATTCAATATCTCTATTAGTTATGGATATAAGCCAGTTAGTAAATTCTACAGCAGGTACAATAAATCCTTCTGATAATTCACCTCTTAATTTAACGGCTTTAACCTTACCATTATCTTCAAATAGACCAGTTTTATGTGGATCATTGTTTTTCTCTGACTTTCTAAATAAGTTATTATAGGATAAAAAATCAGGATTAATACAACAAGCTGTTGGGAAATATATATATAACCCTGGTTCAGCATCTATTGAAGTAATGATATTAAATCCATCAATAGTACAACACTTGAGTTTAGTTACTTCTGGATTTGAATGCTTTCTAAAAACTTTAATATTAACTACTTTAGCTAAGTAATTAATGTTACAATTTTTACTCTTGATTAGTTTCATTATTAATTAATTCTTGAGAGAACTTAATATTATCTAATGAAATAATCTCAGATACCCAAGGACACTTATCTAAGATTGCTAATCTAACCGCTTCTTTAACTTTAGATATTACTTGTTCTTTAGTTAAATTGGTATATTTACTTTTATCTACTTTGATACACCAAGGTAGGGCTGATTCAAACCCTCCTTGATGTATTTTTATAGTAGCATCGAAATTAACAGCATATTCCTTTAACTTAGAAACATACTTAACTTTTGGTTTCTTTTCGATAACTACTGGTGGAACAACTATTTTCTTTTTAGGCATTATGCAAATTCATCATCCGAAGCCACAGATTTGAAATATTCACACAGAAAGTTGGCATATACTTGTGATTGTGCTTCACTATAGCTATTATCGAAATAGAACTGAAAACAATGGAGGAGTTCATGCCAAAATGTATTGGTTATTTGATCTTCTGTCAACTTCACCACAGTTTTATCTTCTAGTTCTACGGTCTTAGCTATAGTTATAGTATTAGTAGTATCACACCAATTTCCGTAATTATTATTATTTGTTTTTTCTACTAATTCTACTTTAATAGTATTTCCAGCACACTTAAACTCACTTGGCAATTGCATCAATAATTTTCATTACTTGTTCGGGAGTCATCTTACATATGTCTTCAGGATCTTCTAAATTTGCTCTGTTTTCTAGATAGTTAAGTAAATCATCCATTACATCTAAGGTGCCTATTGGTAGATGATTTTTAATAACAGAATATTCTATATCAGAGAGTTCTACTGGTTCAAATTGTAATAAATCTAAACCATATTCTCGACCTTGGTATATCTCATATTCCCAGGCTTCATTACTACCAAATCCTTTTGTAGTAAATGCACTACCTAATTTGAGTTTAGCATACATATAGATGCGATACATATTTTCATCTAATAGTTCATAGAAAGGCATATCAAATTCATCACACCAATCTACACTATAATTAATTAAATAATGTTTCATATACCTGTTTGTGCTGTATAAAAGTTAATACTTCCAGTTCCAACTATGTGAGCTTCTTCATCTACTTTATCTATATAGTACTCTACTTCACCCTCAAAATCCTCAATTATAGTAGCACACCAAGAATGCTCTTCTATCCAAGATTTCCAATCAGGGTTATATGCAAGTATCTCATCAAGTAGGAACACTCCTACAAGACCTGCACAGAATCCTCCTATAGCTTTACCTTCATCAGGAATAGGGAGTTCGTCATCTCCATATTCCTCATCTTCGAGGTTATCATTCAGAACTCGTAGAATGCTTTCTAGAAGTTCTTTTGGTTCCTCCTCTGTTTGATAAGTAGTACAACTCCAATCTCCATAAATAGTAGATTCAGAAATATAATTATGGATACCTAATACTTCCATATTCTCTCCAAAATCACATTTACCCCAATCGTCATATTTACGAGACTCACTGAAGTAATAATCTAGAGCAGCTTTGTAAGCTAACTCTTCTGGGGTAGAGTAATCCTTAAATGGTTTACTACTTATAGACGCCAGAAGTCCAAAATCCTCTTCATTAGGACACTTAATAGGATTCTCCTTAATTATATAACATGGGTCTGTAATTACAATGGTTCCTTTAAAGTACATTAGTCTGCAAAATTTAGAGTTGCCCCTACTTGAGCATTATTTAATGTATCTAAATCATATTTATCAAATCTACCTATGGATTTGCCTTTATAAATTACCTCGTAGTGTCCTTTACCTATCAGTTTTATTTTCATATATAAGATTATTAATAAAATTTACTCCAAATCGAAGCGGAAGATTCTCAATTTTGGCTGCGTCGGGATATTATCATCTGAATAGTTAAAGAAAGTACATTCAGCTTTATGCCCTTTGTACTTAGTTTCAAAGTTCTCAACATATTCAGCCTTAATTTCCCTATTACCTACTGGCATAGCTTCAAAAGTACGTCCATCTTCTAATTCGCAAGTAAATGTCATATCTTCAGAACCTCTAAGTCCCAATTTATATCCAATTACTTTAAAATCCTCAGACTTATATTGTTTAATCTTTATAAGATTATTACAACGAGAACCTACTTTATAAGGCTTGGAAGGGTCTGTAATTACAGCCCCTTCAAATCCTGCAGAAACCCATTCATCGTGAAGTTTCTTCATATTATCCCAACCAGATACATATTCATGTCCCAAGAGTCTGATTGGTGCTTCTGATTCATCCTCACTACTTCTATAAATAGGGAAATTATGAGCCTCTGCAAATTTATCTTCTAAGAACTTATAACGTTCTGAAGCTATCATGTCAATATCTGCAGAGTTATAACAATCATATACCCAATACTGCAACCAATCACAATCATAAGCATTCTTCTCCATTCTAGCAGCTCCTGAAAGTTGCTGAAGAGTCTTACCTCTTACGAACAACTCACCATCAAGAATAACAGTAGGATTTTCTTTGAAGAAAGCGAGCAAAGAAGGGTTAGTACGCAAGTGAACTGTACTATAGTCGTAATGTTCACCACCACGGCTAGCTGTATGAATTTCTTTACCATCCCAGTAGAATAATGCCTTTACACCATCGAGTTTTCTACTAATTAGCCATTCTTTATTAAATATCTTAGGATTTGTAACCTTATCAGCTTGTTTAGCTAATTGAGGTTTAATCACACCATACTGATTGGTCTTAACATCTCCAAATATACTAAGGAGTTCATCATCAGTATATTCATTAGGATGTTTGTTAATTTCCTTATAGCCTTTATCTAAATATTTCTTAACTTCGGAGTTAAATTGTAAAGTATATTGTTCTTGCCAATTTCTCTTCTGTTTAGTTCTATCTACAATAATTTGAGGTGAGAGGGTTGTTTTTCCCCTCACCTGACCATAACTACGTTGAATTATATAACCAGCTCGTCCATCGCCAATTGAATGCCATTCTTCATCACATTCTACAACTGCAAAACGAAACTTACCAGTACTAGCGCGTCCTAAAAGATATTTAATCATTACTTACGAAACTTTTTAACAATGTTCCAAAGGTCATCTACTGTTTCTGTTGGAATTTCTGAACCATCTTCATTATAGGCTTTATTTACTTCATCACCTTCAAACAAAGCAGGTCTTTCATATATCCACCAGTTAATCCAATCTACTCCATCTTCATCGAATGTAATATCCCAAATTGATTCGGCAAGATCAGCTACAGTATCTCCTATAGGAAGTTCCCACAGATTAATACCAAAATCATCCCATCTATCGTATTCTTTATTCAATTTCAATGTGTCTTCAATAACCTTTGTGAATTGTTCCTTAGTAATCATATTAATTAATATTAAATATTAAGTATTTATCTAATTAATCTAATAAATCTAATATCAATTACGAACTCCAGTGTGCCCATAACCACCTTCTCCACGTTCCGTTTTATCGAGTTCATCAACTAATGTAAATTCAGCTTGTTCACATTTATAAATAATACCTTGCCCGATTTTATCCCCCTGCTGTACTGTAAATGGTTCAAATCCGTTATTCTGTACAATAAGACCAATGTCTCCACGATAATCAGCATCTATAACTCCGAAAGAATTAGCCATAGTCACTCCTTTCTTGAGACCAAGACCACTTCTAGTTACAACAGCTAACATATATCCTTTTGGAATAGCCATGTGCAAACCAGTTGGAATTAAAGCACGACCACCTGGATAAATTGTAATCTCAACAATCTTTCCATTTATATTTCGTGAAAGAGAACAATTCCAAGTAAGCTTTTCCTTTACTTCAGTTACATTGGCACAAAAATCAAATCCAGCAGAGCCAGATGTTGCATATTCAGGGAGAGCATTGTTAGACTTATTAATTACAGGTACTTTCAACATTACAATAACGATTTAAAATTTCAGAAATATTATCTAAAGTGCATTCATTTGATTCACTATAAAAAGGAATCTCATGATTATTATCTTTAAATAAAGCAAATGGAGTTAATCTAGCACTATAACCACCTTTTAATCGGTATGCTTTCTTTTTCTCTAGATAATGAGACTCATTATAAGTTTTTATAGTGACACTATAAATAGTAGCTAAGTCCTCCAATTGTTTTTTAAAATCTAAAATATCATTATTATAAGCTAATTCTAAAGTCATTAATTACTTTTATGCCAAAAATAACTAGTTATATCTTTAGTTATTGATCTTCCACAAGTATTATCAATTTCCAACATTACTTGATTTGTATTAGGATTATCTAATCCTCCTCTTTCTTCTATATAAGGACCTAATTTCACATAATCAAAATACTGTAAATCAATTTCTGGAGCTAAATGATTTCTACCACTATACCAACCAACTTTTAAGTTATACTCTGTTTTAATATATTGTGCAAGAGCATTAACACTTTTTGGCTCTATGTCTCCACCCATAAACCCTACACAAGTAATACCTTTATTTTCTGTAATTAACTTATGTAAAGTTAATTCTCCTAAAGGTTCTCCTATGTCCTCAGCAAGATAAGATGAATGGCAACCAGGACAACGGCAAGGACATTGACTAATATTGATACACAAACTAATTTCGTTAGGAAACTCTGAGAAAGTAACCATCGAATTGACATATTTAATCATTTAAATAATCATTACATTCTTCCCAGAGTTCATCTATTCCGTCTCCCCATTCTACATCTCCATGTTCTACTCCTAATGTATCTAAATATCTCAGAACAAGAGTATTTATATGCTCATAAATGAACATTCGTAAATCTTCATCAGACATTGAAGCACATTTAGAATCTAAAGACCTTACAAAGTCAATAAGTTCTCTAGCTTCTATTTCTTCATAAACATTAAGATTTATATATGCCATTCTTCAATTTTATTGGTTTCTGTGTTTAGCACAAATGGTTTACAGCAATCTAACATAGCATACTTATCTGTAATTAAAGGTTTAGTTCTTCCTCCCCAAGAGTGTCCAAATATTTGATAATAACCTTTATATGGAGTTTGCAGTTGAAAATCTTCTAAATCATTCCAGACACAAGAGCCATATTTATTATATCCTCCTCTAGAATAAGGGATATGATCAAGAGCACTAAGATTAGTTATATCTATACTATCTAAGTCTTTTAATTCTAGATTATTATAATCTAACCAGTCTTTAGTAATGCCTGCATGAGAGAATAAGTATTTATGAGGCTCTTTAAGAGTTAAATCTTCATATATGTAATATAATTGAGGATTTAAACTACTAATTAGCTCCTTTACTTCTTTTTGTTGCCAGTAATCAAATCTGCATTTACCATTTCCATTGAAATAAACTAAATCGTGATTACCTAATAGGCATATAACATCAGAAATCTTACGTCTATTCTCTACAAAAGCAACTAATTCTTTAAGATTAGTTAAAGATTCTACTTTATCAGGCTCTTCTACTATATATTCTCCGTAAGGGTCGTGATAATCTCCTAAGAATATAATTTTACCTTCCCAATTATTGCATGGTTCTTTCCAAAAACCACGACCATGCACATCAGGCACAATTAATATTTTAGTCACTCAAATATCACTTTTTAAATTTTTCTAAGAACTCATCTTCGGTAACTAACTCTGTAATATCTTCAGCATCTATATCACCATTAGAATAATTATAAGGAGAAGCTTCTTTAATTAATTCCTCTATGTAATTTTCTATATTGTCTTGAATGCCTTCAATAATCTCGTCTATGCTATCGTCTTCAGTTCCTATATAGGTGCGATATACGTAAAGTAAAGCTGAATAAAGGGTATATTCATCAACAAATACTTGTCGAATTTCACGCCATGTTAAGTTTATCATTTTTGAAGTTCTTTTAAACGTTTAGTATAGTAATCTACTAATTTATCTCCTGCTACTTCTTTTATTTGTTCAGCAATATCTTCAGAATACATATTAATATGGTTCGAATTGTTGTTTTACTAACTTACCTTCTTTATATTCAAATGTGCGTTCGCCTCTTACTGAATCATCAGGCTCATATCCTTCATAATAGTATTTACCGTCTTTGAAAAATATTTCATCTTCTACGATGGTACAATTATAAGGAAGCCAATCTGCGTCTAGATTTTTTTCAAAAGGTATGTAAACATCATATATTGATACAGCTTCTTTAGTAGTATAATAAATATCATCATACTCTTCAAAAGCTTTCAAATTATAAGATATTTCAGTAATAGCCTCACCATCAAATTTTCCGTATAACTTCATTACAGTAAAGATTTAAATATTTTGACAATAGTACCTTTCTGAGCAGTAGGAAATTTACGTTGAATATGTGTAATAACCATTTTAGTATCCTTAATAGTCAGAGTCATTATTTTCATTAACTCGGAAATAAATTCTCTAATTTCTTGTTCTGAAGGTTCTACAGGCATTATTCCTCGAATATAACCAATTTCTTTAACCTCCTTAAGTGCCAAATCTTTACGACCCGCCTTCTCATAAATAGCCATAGCTTTTTCACGCTCTTTAACCATCTTATGTAAAACATCTAGTTCAGAAACTGGTTTCTCGGAATGCTGATTATTAATCAACGCAGCTTTAATTAATTTAGCTGTTTCTAACATAAGGGTATTAGAAGTTTTTCTAGCACCTTCAATCAAGATATCAACTGTCTGTTCTATTGTTATTTTATTATCGTTCATCATTAATTGTAATATTAGGGTTAATCATATAATCTATTTCATCTAAATTAAAGTCCATTGACTCTAACCAGTCATCTATAGCAGCATCATTCATATTTGGACAGGGAAGTTTATAAATCCATACAGACCCATCATAATAATCTAGCACAATTATTTCTTCCATAATTATTCTAAATGAGAGTCATAATCGTAATCTATCATAGCAGTTAAATAATTAATAGCTGCTAATTCTCCACTATGTAGACTAATCTGTTTATCGTTAATTGTTATATCCCAGCCATCTCCATTGATCCATTCTGTTACTACTATATAATCAGAATCTTTGCCATATGTGAAATTGCGTAGAGAACAATTAACTGATTTAAGCTGTTTTCTTTCTACACTCATAGATAGAAAAAGGAGACCTAGTTACCTAAGTCTCCTTAACCATTTATAAATTGTTTTCTAAATAATCTAAAATATTTTGATGGGTAGAATCATCTATTTGCATACCAACCTCACCTACCAAATTACATACACAAGATTCTAGATATTCAAGTCCTTTGTCGGTTTCTAAATAGTCTAAAATCTCATCTATGTTTTTAGTGTAAAATTCTTGATGGATAAAGTCTCTTAGAGCTTCTTCATCAAGTGTTTCTTCTTTAACTAATGTTATTTCCATTATTTACTAAGTAATTCCTTTATCTTACTAGCTGGAACTGCTCCGGACAATCTGCCTACTTCCATTCCATCTACTAAATAGATAAGAGTAGGCATATTTCTAATCTGATACTTTAGTGTTTTCTGTTCTTCAATTTCACAATCTACTATTGTTAACTTAACATCAGGAAAGTCTTTAAGTACATTATCCAATGTAGGTTTGAGGGCCTTACACTGACCACACCACTCTGCTTCAAACTTTAATAACTCTTTCATTAAAAATCAATTTCTGTTATATTAATAATTTATTTCAGTAATACTGCCACAATATTCAACTCTAAAATCATCTACTTTCACATCTTCTTCATCCCAAAGCCATTCTTTTTGTTCCTTTAAAGACAAAGATTTAAATTTCTCAAAATCCTCATCATTTAACTCCATTTCTAAATGACCCATTCGTAAATAACCTTGAACATAATCAAGGTCTCCAAAAATTGTATGCATATTAAAGATTTGGTTTATATGTAAAGCTTCTATCTCCACTCTTATACTTACGTATTGCAAATTCTAGCTGTCTAGGATTACTCCAATTGTCTACACACACTAAATCCTTTATACCCTCTCTTTCGAGATATTTAGTTTATTAATAACATAATCTTTTATTTCAGCTTTTCGTTCATCTGAAATTTTATCAATATAAGATTTATATACTGAATCATTAGCTTCATTTCTATACGATTTTAACATATATATTTCACAAAGATACCTTTGATATACTGCTTCTTCTTTTAATGTATATTCTTTCATATAATATCTTTGTTTCATATAAGTAAAATCAGTCTTCCATTTGTTACTTTTTTTACAAAAGGAAACTCCTCGTATTCCGGAAGTATTAGTAGATTTCTTTTGCAGATTTAACATATTTTCTTGTACAGTTACTTCTCTAAGATTAGATTTCCTATTGTCACGAGTGTCACCACTTATATGATCCACTTGTTTATCAGTAGGCAATACCAGTCTATGAAAGTATATACGCTCTTTTTTCTAATTTCCTGTAAATAAATATGGTTTATCATTTTTATAAACAGTTCTCCATTTATGACCCTTTAATTTCGAAATGTCATTTACATCTAGAATAAATGTTTCCATAACATTTCCATAAGAATCATAAGTATCTATTTCTGCAAAATTATCTTTTAATCTAATTTCATTATCATCAAATACACCTCTTGGATTAGAGTCTTTAAATTCTCCATAATTTTTAAACTGCCTTGCGTGTTTAAGACAGAGTGTTTTTCCAGCTAAGTTATTAAAACTCACTTGTTTAAATTTTGATGATACACCACATACTTCACAAAAGCGTTCTTCAGTTATTTTTCTCATATTGTCAAAATTGTGTTAATAATAAGGGAGTGGACTATACCATCAACCGATTAGGTTGCGCATTGGTAGTCTCTGAGACCCATAAATTTTTATCTATGTCAAGTATGTACACGACTTGTATATACCACAATAGTATTAACATAAATTAACAATTTATATGTCTGCTGATTGCCCAATCCTAAGACTTGTTCATTTTTGAATTAAATTCAAATATACTTAGGCTCTAAGGGGTTTCCAGCATATTCTGCGTTTTCATCATAACATTACTGTTATAAGGGGCGTTTATTTCACCCAATAATTCTAGTATAATATTTGATGTGTCTACAATGACAAATAGGACACTCATCAATAGGGGCATTTACTACATGTCCGCATTCTCTACATTGAGACATTGGGATATTAAATGTGAAATAACTAGTACCCTCATCCTTAGCTACATCTAACAGATGTAAATACTGTTGTTTACTTAAATGAGCATCAAGATTTGCATGAAGTGCCTGACCTCCATCACAATACTGAGCTACTCCTCTACCATGAAGCTTAAATTTATCAAGAATAGAGGTCTCATCCCATGGATTATAGAAATAACAATTATACAGATTCTGATTTTCAGGTACTGCATAACCATCCTTCTTATCCCAATTATAGAGTTTTACACCTAATCCTTCCCCCGATTCTATTACACCCCTTCTAAAGAATTAATATATTTATGTAATTCTTTAATCGGTGAAGGGTGATTTAATACATAATACAGGTCTTTATTTGGACCGTATTCACCACAAAGTTCTTGCTCTTTTTTAAGCCTAGCAAGTAAGGCTTCTTCAGCTGTGTTATAATATCCCAAATAGATAGTTTTGTAATTATGACAAATTCGTGCAGTCCATTTAGATTTATCAGTTCCATTATAGTTTTTAATAAAGGAAATTCCAACAATTCTATTAGTTTTTCTTCCATTTTTAGAATTTTCTTGTTGGGTACAGATTCTAAGATTAGATTTTCTATTATCTAGGGAATCGCCATTTATATGGTCTACAACTTCGTTAATAGAATATTTACTATCTTTTAATCCCATTAAAAATCTATGTACAAAATATTTTTTACCAGTACCCTTTTCTGAAACTAAAGCATACCATTTGTCTGTTTGATGACGTGCATAAAGTTTAAAGTCTTTTAGTTTGTCATAATCTTCCTTATCTATTTTAGTTCTAGCTACTTCATTAGAGTTTTTGTCTTTTAGTATACATTCATAATAATCACCACAATCAATCCATTCATTCTCCTCATATATAGTATTAAATGTTTCTCCGTGTCGAGTTATTTGTAAATAATGTCTTCTACAATAAGGTTTTCCCTCAAATGAAGCCATTTTTAAATCGCCACATACGCAACATTTAAGTTCATCTTCGGATTTTTTTCTTTGTCTAGGAGTAGAATCAGTAATTTTATGATATTTATCTAATTGATTGTAATGCTTTTCACATAAACAATACTCATTATACCTTCTTAGTTTTACATAATCACGCCCACAGCCACAAACATAACATTTAGCATCTTTAGGCATAACTATTCTTTTTAATTTTTGTTTTTCAAGATTTTCTAATTCAGGAAATTCGCTCATAATTATTTTAAATTGATTATATGCAATTATAAGCATTCCAAAATTAAAACAAAATTTACACTTTGTGATTTTGTATTAAACGAATTGATATTTCTATCAATTTCTTAATGTTACCATTAAGTCTCGACTATTGCATATTTAGTACTATGTACTAAATCCTCTTTACTTAGTCTGTCACGCTGCACACAGTATTAATCAATACCATTGCTTGCGCCTCGTTGTCCTATATATAGGTGAATATAGGAGTTTCGAGTCAATCAAAAGAGGTTTTACATCCCCAGAGATTTAGGGATGGCTTCACTATTAAACAAGAATGGTCTTTTACTATCGTGGATAGAGTTTTTCTTATTTTCTTCTTTAACAGTACCAAATACTAATTTAAGAAAATCTTTATATTCCTTATTATTAGATACCGATAGTCCCAAGAATTGTGCAGCTTCACAATAACCTATCAATCCAATGGTAGAATACAATTTACGCATATAAATATATCCTGCATTACAATCAGAAAACATTTTAGCGTCTTCCATTTCATAAAGCATTGTCTTATATGCAATATGATACTTATATACTCTTTTAAGAATATTAATAAGATAATTTTTTAAGTCTGAAAAACTCTCAGAAAACCACTCAAAAGGAAAGGCACACTTACCATCAACAATATGATCCTCCCAATTTTTCCATGTATGTATATAATCCTGAACAATTCTATTAATATTAAGAGTAATTACATTACAAGAACCAGTCATAACTCCAGTCATACCTGTAGTAGAACTAAAGGTATTATCAGACATTTCATTTAGGACTCTACAACATGATGCCAAAGATGTAGGATTATCACTAGTATAGCAGAAGAAACTTCCACCTTTAGCCCACTCTTCGGCACATAACTCTTTGTATTCATGATCAAGATACTCTTTACCATTATGTACAAGAGCCATAGTAGTTACTGGAAATGTGAGAGGTTTAATTAATCTGATTTCTCTTAAAAGTTGCATAAAGATTCTCTGCAACTTATCTATAGCATTCCATTCAGGTTGTGTTCCATCAGGATAATAAAATTCTCCAAAGAGTGATTTAAAATATACTTTATCATAAAAAGATACATTAGAGAAAGGTGAATTGTAGCTTCTATTGCCTGCAGGTTGATTAACTCCATAAATAAACTGCTTCATACCCTTTCGGATATAATGTCCAACAGTATACTGATGCAGAAAGTGGGAATTAGTTACAACTTCATCCACCTTATCATACCATACAGGTCCAAACTCTTGAATTACATAATAATTAAGAGCTATAAAATAATCTCCAAGAGCAACCGCTCCCTTACACTGAGAACTAAACAAAAACACAGCATTAGTTACCTGACCACTAAAAGACTGAATATCATTTGGAGCACTAGGAGTAACTCCATCAATATTACCTACACCCTTAAGCATTAATGGGTACAATGTAACTGCTTTACAATAAGGTTTAAGTACCGGAGTACTTGCCTCATCATGAGTATAAATAATATGATTTTCCAAATCCTTAATATACTGTCTTCCAAGTTCTTGACCTGGATACAATTTATTAAGTTTATCTTTCATTCGTTGTCTTTGGATAATTCTATTAGTTACTTTATATACTTCACCCTCAAGATTAGCTACATTCTTAGAAGCAACATTAGCATTAGCATCTGTTTCTGAAGAAGTAGATGCATTTACACCAGAATCTTTATAAGTGTCCATGTAATTAAGTCTACTTCTAATAAATCTAGCTTTCTTGTGTTCTTCTCTATAAATGGAATAAGCTCTGGCTACATCAAAATATTCGTAATTATATAAAGTCTCTTCTACTTCATCTTGAATTTCTTCTACAGTAATATTATCCCAGAATCTCATTTCTGAAACCATATCCCGAATAACATTTTCAACAGAAGTATAACCGCAAGCTTTAAATGCCTTAGTTAAAGCATTAAATATTTTATCTGCATTAAACTCTTCCTTTGTTCCGTCTCTTTTTATAATGACCATATATTCTTTTTATTCATTAATTTTTTAGTATCTGAAGATAATTTATCTGGATTATAGTTATCTAAATCTATTGTGAAATTAATGAGTTTAAAATTATCAGCAACTTTATCCTTTATAAGCCATTTAACTAAATCTGTCAGGGATTCGTCAGCATAATCACCTCCTTGAGCATTTTTAACTATCATAGTATTATCCATACTATTAAAGAATGCCCAAGGGACTGCTTCACCACATGTATAAGCTATGTAACCGACAGCATCGTTACCTTTATAAGATATAACTATACCTCCAGTATTATCATCAATAGCACCCAAATCAATAGCATCTGAGGTTTCACTTGGCAATATAATATCTTTCATACTATTTATTTTAAAGACTCTAAAAACTCATCTACAGCAGGATACTCATCATCATAGATAATATCATCAATCTTGAAATCCTTAATAGTAAAGTCAGGTCTCCCATGAGATTGCCAATACTTTGTTACATACTCGGCATTAGAATTAGGACTTCCCACACCTAAAGCCATAGTCATGTCAAACTGATTAGACTCTCTAGAATGTCCACAATAGAAATTCTGACACTTTTTAATATGCTCCAGGCACTTATCGGTAGCTTCCTTACCAATCAGAGTATCTAATGATGGAACCTTTTTATAATCTCTATAAGCAGGTCTATCTTTAGTGGCAGGTTTATAATCGTCTTCCGTGCCCCCTTTGACTAGATAATCTATTAGTAATTCAAAAGTGTCATTCCAATCATCGGTAATTCCATAAGCATCTTTATATATGTCTCTCAGATAGATAAAATTCTTTTCTGACAAATAGTGTTTCTTATATAGGGGATCTTCCTTAGAATCTTTATATCCATCTGCAATAAGTTTATCTAAGTCTATAGCTGGTTGAGCCCATTTATACATTTCAACCAAGCATTTATGAATTGCTTCACTTAAAATATCACTTCTTGTTAACATGCAGTATTTGTTTTCCTTATTAAATGCTAATCTAGTTATTTCCCTTAACTGTTCCCATCAACATATCATCCTTTGTAACTACAGAATAATTAATACTCCATTTAGTATGTCCAAAATTAGCAACAATATAATTACTACTTCCATACATACTACCTACTGAAATATAATCAAACTGCTTACCGGTAGTATAAGCATAATTATGTAAATCTCCCTTTACTACATAGATATATTTATTACTGATATTCTGTTCTGCTATATAGTTAGCAAAATATAATTCAGTTTGAGGATTAAGTGTAAGTGGAAATTGACGAGACTGATTGTTATTGTCTTTGCCATGCATGAAAATCCATGAATGCTTACCAATAGTAAAATGGTCAATGGGAAAGTTACTGATAAAACTCTTAACCCCTTCATTAGCTAAATATGCAGCTAATAACTTATTATTTAACCATCCCCAATTGCCATCATGATTACTTTCACCTATACAGAGATAATTAAACTCATCACTTCTTACATTAGCTTTAAGAGCTTTGAAGAACTCCATCATACACTCTATATAAGTCTCGCTAATTTCTTTATCATCCATTACCTCAGGAAGTTGATGTCCACCTCTAGTAGTTTCTTTATTATAACCATCAATAGAATCGCCAAGATTAACTACATAAACTGCTCCATAAGACTGTCCAGCAAATGTCCGTACAATCTTAGTTAATCTAGCTTTAATCTCCTCTTTATCATAATTAGGAAGAGTTACGAAACTACTATACTTAGCATTATAAGCTCCAATATGTAAATCAGACAACCATATAATTAATACTGGATATGTTGGATTACTGCTATTAATGTTAACTGGAAGCTCTTTATAGTCTTTATTAGTTTCTTTAATTAATTGAATTAGTTTTTCCTCACTAATAGAACTTTTCATTTGTTCTTTAGTGAGTTTAATAACTAGTTGTTTGAGGTCTCTTACCTCATTCTTTTCTACAGCTTTTAAGAAGTCATTCTCCTTCTCTCTAAGTTGCATTTCCTGAAGTTCTTCTGGCGTATGCTCTTCAATTACATGAGGGGCAAATGGACTAGAAGCTTTAGTTATATTAAAAGCCCGTAAAATTCTCTTAAAATCAACTAAAGAATAATCAGGAAAATGTCTACTTACTTGTCGCTGTGTGAGACTAGAACCATAATAAGAATAAAGTCTATAGATAAGATTCATTTCATCTCTAGTTAAGGCTCCTATCACAGGAGTCTTATCACGACGGAATACTTTAAATCTATAACTAACTATTGTGCCATCCTCATTACGAATCTGTTCAGTCTCTGCTCTTTCATCAGTATCAATATGCTCTACAGAATTACCTGTAGGCTTTTTTACAGAATCATATAGAGAAATAATATCTTCATCTTTACCAATACTACGAGTATATTTAATAGTATTCATTAAAGTACTATAATTATAGTTCTTTGCAATACAAGCTGCTTTTACACTACAATTATTCTCTTTAGCATAGTTCAATACTTTCTCAATACGATTTCTGGTTTCCTTTTTCATTGTTAAATGTTTAAATAAGCTATTAAGCCGTTAAAAATATAATCTATTTATAAACATCTAATTATTACTGAATCTATATTATATTTTATTATTTAGCTAATTCCAAATATTTCTTTACTTAATACCTAAAATGTCTTTAACTAAATAAATCTTCTCAAATTTATTAACTATATCTCTACCCTTATCATGAGTAATAATATCTGTAAATGCCTGATAAGCATCGAACATACAAATATCCTCATTATTAGGTACAAAATAGTCAGACTTCTCGTCAATTACTAATTTTTTATAAGCATCAATAGCTGTAGATTCTGCCAACTTTACAGTACCAAATCCCGAATTAAATTTGCTACTAATACAATTATCTACCCAATGTCCCAAATTGTCATAGAGTTCATTTCTCTTAATATATGTATTAGCTAAATTCTCTAACATCACCTTTGTATTATCAGTCATTTCCATAACTTGATTTACAAAGGTATATTCCATAGCTGTTTCTGGCTCTAATTCCCTAACTTGCAGCATATTTGGAGAGAATACACACATATTTAAACAAGCACTACGTACTGCATTTTGAAATATCTTATACACTGGTTTACGGGTATCTAAAGCATACAGAAGACTAACTGACTGAGTATGACCTTCATAAGCATATTCTCCTGGAAGTTGTGCTTCTACCCACACCCTATTATATACAATATTTTCAAAATTAACTTCACCATCATTAGTTAGACTAATCTGATCTGCAGGCTTAACCTGAATTTCAAACTTATCTGTAAACTTAGACATCCTGTCTATAAATGGCATTACATATTGCTTAGTTGTAAAATACTCCTTTTCTTTAATTCTAGTGGCTTTTCCTGAATAAAGTTGCTCTAAAGTTACTTGCATTTAATTTAATTACTTAATTATTTAAAGTAATCTAGCTATTAATGTATCTAAAGAAAAAAAGGTGACTATCCTCACGGACAATCACCTTACTTAATTCTAACAATAATGTTAGTTACCCAATATATGATTATGCATTTTCAATACCAAAAGCAATGTATGAACCTGGCTTAGTATTCTTAGAAGGAGTATACTTAGCTGTAGCTACAACTGCATTACCCTCTACTACATCCTTTGTCTTTACCAACTTAGCATCACCTCTAAATGCGCCACTCTTATAGAGTTCCTTGATTGCATTCTTAGCGTCTGCCTTATTAGTATCAACCTGACACACTGTCTTACCTTCAGCGTCAATCCACTTGTACATTGACTTAAACTTTCTCTTACCCTCGCTCTTTACATCTTCAATCTTATATGGACGCTCACGAGTGTCACCAATAGCAGCCTCTACTACAATAATGTAACCAGCACCTGGGCAGCTCTTACCTTTCTTCTCCAAATAATCCAACTTAAATGCCTTGTCATCACGCTCTGTCCAAACACCCTGATGCTTAGCCTTTGTGTTCTTGTAAGCCTGAGTTGCATCACCATTAATATGGAAATACTGCTCTTCAATGTTTGCGATTGCTACATCCTTAGACTCTGCTGATACTGCTACACTCTTAAAATTCAAAACCTTTGTACTCATAATTATTAAATCCTTATTAAACATTAATCATTTTCATATCATCTACGAAATACTTATCTAAAACCAGTTTTCTTGACTGATGTAAACAACAATAATCCATTTAGGAAATTATCCAAGGATTATAGTGTTAATTAATGTTAATCTAAATAATTGTACAAATTTTTGATAAAATATTATCAAAATGGTACATAAGAATCTAATAATTTTTTAAGCTGTTTTGGCATATTTTTGAGGGACACTCCATAGTCCGGAAAGTCTTTAACTCCGTACATAAAGTCCTCACAAATAGCACCAAGTGATTTCAGAAAGGTTTCCTTTTCTTCTTTTCCGAAATCTTTCCCTACTTTCAATAAAACATCATAACAAGTGATTTCTTTGTCTTTTTTCCTGAGTTCATTAGTTATATAACAAGTTAAGGCTATTACAGCTAATTTATCACCCAAGTTACTATTTAAAAAATGAACACTAAAGAATTTTTTATATATTGCTAGAGTTTTATTAAAGTCTAAATCTTTAAGTTCCATTAAAGAGAATATCCTTTATAGCAAATTAGATATGCTACATGACGTAACAAAGTTCCCAATTCATACATACCTTCCTGTATTTCTTTATTGGTTACAGGTCTAACTTTAGTATAGTATTGTGGAATGGTAGATACTACTAAATAATTAGCCTTTATTGAAGGTTTTGATATATTATACTCCTTTGCTACATACAAATTTAACAGATATAAATATTCAGCTAATTCTCTACTATAGTGATACCTATTAATATTATCATCGATAGCAGACACTACTTTACTAATAGTCTTAACATCATTTACAGTAATAATGTCTTGCTCTGTATCAATAGTAAAATTATCCAGTTTAGCTTTTAAATGTAGTATGGTTTTATTACCATTAGCACATTCAGCTTCTATATCTAGTAGAAATGCTTGTTCATTCATAGAAAGAGGAGGGTCTAAGAGTCCTGAAGGATTAAGTAACTCTTGAATTTGTGGATTCTTAGTTAATGCTTCTACACAATTATATACAGTATCACGACTCTTATCATCTAAATAGATAAGTTCTTTAGTACTATTTAATTGCGCATTCTTTCTAGCTTTCCAATATGGAATACATTGCTCATTTACCCTTTTAATGATATCTGGAGTAAGCTTATTTTTATAGTAATTAACCTTACTTGAAGCTTCTTCAATATCAGAAGTTCTAATGGGATGTTGCAACCATACTGGATAAAGTTCATCTGCCATAGCTCCCAATTTAGCAGTAGGTTTACCTAGAGCATGAGCAAGTTCAAACTGGTCACCCTGCAAAGAGAGACAATGAACTGCGGAACCTATAACTAAACTAGAAACAAACCCTTCGTCTTTGAACCCAGCAAAGAAGGCATCTGTTGAACCTCCTTGAAATGGATTAAGTAATCCTAATCTTGAATTACTTATGTAACTTCCATACTTAGAAGAGAAATACTCTGCATCATCAATTTTAACTAATTTAAGAGTGTCAATTAATGGAGTAAGTTTAACTATGTCTCTTAATTTTGCCATCCTAAGACATTTAACTCATTCATATATGCATCTAGGATTTCTTCATAATCTAAATTGTAAACGCGAAATTCACACTCCACATTTTGATTGTGTGGTCTATCAATAAGAAGGGCAGGTAACCCACTCTGTATAGCTTTAGTTACATTAAATAAACTATCATCTATAAGAACATCACACCTTCCCTTTATTTTATCAGCTTTATTACCATTTTGATTATAAGTCTGATAAATAGGTTTTATTGGTAAACCATTTTTAATTAAAGAATTACGAGTGTAACTCTTTTGATTTATACGCTTAGTTGAATAAATATGAGGTTCAAAATTAGGACGCTCTAGTAACTCTAGATTTTCCCAAAATTCTCTGTCATATTGTAACTTACGTACATTTCTGGTAATTATATGTTGCACCAAATTACGTTCACCAGGGAAACGTTTTTGATAAGCTTCAAACCACTTTAAAATGGTATCATCTATATCTAGTGCAATACGTAGGTTATTCATATTCTTCAATTTCATGAATGCTTCCCAAGAAAATATCGTGATTATCATATATCAACTGCATAAACTCTTCATAATCAGTACACTCTGCTAAAGCATCTGAATCAAATTCTTCTGCATAATGTTTAATTACTTTATCTACACAGTCTTCATAACTATTTGCAGTAATTTTGAGAATATCACACTCTCCTGGGTCACTCCAAGGAATCAAATAAGTATTCATTTTAATTTACTAATTAGTTGGTAAAAGTAATCTATCGGTATAACGGCAACTGTACCAGGACTTTGCTCTCCATCTTTGCCTGCCTTCTTCCAACACATTACAAAAGGCTTGTCCTTTAAACTACAGGCATCTCTAATTGTAAAATAATTAGGCATGTTCTGAGTATATTTAGCTTGTATATAACAAGGAACTTCCTCATCACAAATATCCACTTTGTTAGCGTCTAAAGTTTTATCTTTGTTACGGCTAGTCATGCAATTAGGATATCCAATTTCCCTTAATTTATGTACAATATCAAGTTCAAAGCTAGATCCCTTTTTCTTACTCTTTTTAGCAGTAAGACTCCTCCTAACAGCAGGATCTGCCCATTGAAATGTCATTCCATCTTTAGATTTAGCTCCAGAGCCAGGTTTATTAGCTCTAGACTTAATTGAATTAATTGTCAATTTAGTTACTTCGGAAGCTTCTTCTATTGTTTGGAATGTTTGTGTGTCGCCATTCTTATATTTTACTGTTACACTAGTATTTAGCTATGTCTTTCCCATTCTTTTATATATTTAATAGATTCTTTAATAAATTTAATAGTTCCCTTTCTCCCATACTTCTTATAGAAATCACTAATATCCTTAGCCCCATACCTTCTAGGTATAATACAAGGAATTAAGAAATCATATTTCCTACGCAGTACATTAGTATAATGTATTCCTGTAAGATCTGAATCAAATAAAAGTACTATTTTATCAAATCTCTGCCTTAAATCTTCTAAGATAGTATTAGAAATAAATTGAGTTTCACTTTGTGGAGCACATGCGGGTATTCCCATACCATATAAGCAAGCACAATCTTTTAAACTCTTAGTTATTACTAATAACTTACCATTTTTGGGTAATTGTCTATAACCTTGAATAGTTTTAGTAGATATATTACCTATAAATCTGTAATCAGACCTTTTCGGATAATATATTTTCCACTGTTCTACATGTTCTTTCTTTCCAAAATAATATCCATAACTAGGACACTTTGAAGTAGATTGACTAAATATAGAACCATTTAAAAAGACTGTTCTACAACTAAATATTCTATACTTATTTAATATAGGTTTAGTTATACCATACTGATTCCACCATTTTAATTCCTCTTCAGAAAATTCTTGTGCCTCTATTTGAATGAAAGTTTGTTTGCCCCCTTTAAATTCAGCTTGCTTAACTACAGGTTTAGATATAGGAGATTCTCCCTTAATAAATCCGAAGTCTTTAGCTATAATTCTCAAAGCCTCATGGTAGTTACAATTAAACTTTTTCATTACAACATTTTCAAAGGCAAAGCATTCCCCAGTAGCAAAATCTTTAAAGTAAAGTCTGCCAGATTTACCTCTAAAAAATCCACAAGTTTTATGATGGTCAGAACGTAGAGGAGACACATACAAGCCTTTATCTACAGGTATTCCTAGATAATAACTCATATATGTCTCCTCATTGTTTTCATTTAGAAGAAACTCCCTAGTAACTTTAGGTTCAAAACTAAAGTCCATAGAGAATTATTTAATTAAAGCAAGCTATCGAGATCCAAATCATCCTTAGGAGCTTCATCTACTCCTGCTGTATCTGCGACAGCTTTATCTGGGTCAGTAGGAGTTGACTTCAAATACTCATCACGCTTACCTACCTCATAATCAGACCAGAAAAGCTTTGGACCAATATAATTGTCACAAATAAATGCTTCTCCCTTCTTATTCAAAGCCAAGATACGTGGAATCTGAGCAACTACCTTACCGTCACGATTCTTACCTGTCAATTTAATTTTAATATCTGTATCAATAGCGGGTGTAGTTACTTTAATAAAAGTCTTTGCAACATCATCAAAGCTCTTAAATTTAACACTCAGCTTTTGCATCTGTTCAAAACCTTTAGGGTTAAGAACCTGTGCAGTCTGTTTTACTATTGCCATAGTGGTCTCAAATGAGGAAGCCATCTGAACTTTACCACCATTAGCACCATCAAATTCTGGTCGTACGTCATCACCATCTTTAGGGAAGAACAAATCTACATTAAAGTAGCCATCCTCATTCTCATATTTAATAGAGAGCAACTTATAATGAGCATTAGGGTCTTTCTTACCGTTAAACTCACGAATTTCAGCTCCTTTAAACTTTACATCATGGATTTCCCATGGTGTGAGTGGACGACGACTGTTACAAACTGCAGAATCAGATGAAATAGCAAAATTAAATGACATATATTATATAATTTTCAAAATTTAAGTAATCATAATCTAATAAATTAATTGTTATCTAATATATTTAATTAACTCTATTTATTAGAGAGTATAACTCAGACCAGATAGGTCTGTAGATTCCTCTTCTATAGTATCCAAGTTAGTTATATCAAGCTCGTCCTCAATATTAACTAACTCTTTTGGAACCTCTTGTTCTTCAGGCATTTTGTCTCCTACAAGCCAATAAATACCCTCATCTTCAGTTGGTTCCATTTTAAAGGTAGTACCATATCCTGCTAACTTCTTATTATTAGCACCTCCATATCGTACAGTATTCTTACCTGAAAGTAAATTACCTCCCTTAGATTTAAAAGCAGCATCTGTTCCAATCTTTGGAAGCAACTGCTTGCCTTTCTTGTCATACTTGATATCTATACGACAGTCTTCACAGACTTGTAATAAATCAACTGCTCCTTGGGTAAGCGTTAATTTAGTAGAATCAAGTGTTACAATAGGCTCAGGGTTTTCGTCTTTCTTAGTAGAACTCTTTCTAGAGGTAGAAGTTTTCTTAGCAGTGTCTACCTTAATCTCATCTTTACCAATAAAAGTGATTTCTCCTGTTGCTTCATCAACAGAATAGTGCATTACAATGTCCAGCTTCATATATTCAATAATTAGTTAATTAGTTAGTTAAATAGTCTTAATCTTCGTTTTCAAATGCATTGATAGTATCTATAACTAGTTTCATATCAGGCTCAATATATTTTTCATCAAAACAGCCTGCTACACTTCTACAAGTATCATTACCATCTGTTCTAGTCTTAAAACGATAATGTACTTCCCCATCTACATCATCCACAATTCTTTCTGAATAAATAATGTATGAAAACATTCCATCCAAATTAATCTGATTGGTTAACATCTTACCTGTTGTCCAAAGACGATATTGTGGGTCCAAATCAGTTCCAAAATTTTCAGTATGTGAAATAACTACAATAGTTAAATCATCACGAAGAAGTTGACACCCTGCTAGCAAATCATAATAATTCTTTGCCATCAATGTAAACTTCTCATATCCTTTGGTAGTAGCATTCTCAAAGGTTTCATTAGATAACAGATAATTAATATCATCAAGAACTACTACCTTTATATCTGGTCGAGAATCAGAAATCATATGCAATACATTCTCAATTTTAGTATAATTATTCTGAATATACCAATTGCCAATGAGCTTTTTATCTCTAATGGCTACTTTAGGATACTTCTTACGAAATCCTGGAATTTGAAGCTGCTTATTAGTACAACTTATAATGAATGTAGACTCTGGGTCAAGGGTACGAAGACTAGTTGATTTTCCACTATTTGATAAACCTGCCAAGCAAATAAGATTACTCATAATATAAATGAATATTTAGAATTTTGATTATCGTCATCTATTTCTTCTTCATCTATATGATTAAGTTCAACATTTAATTGCTGAACACCATCTTCTAATAAATAATTAGGACTAGTATATTTCTCCCAGTCAAATATATTCTCAGGTTTAGGTAAATCTGCATAATGACTACAATCACCATAAAAACCAGTAGGAATCATTAAGTCAGAAGAACCAAATCTACTCTTTAAGATAAATACACCAATAAAACACTGCTCCAGTATCTTGATATTATATTTCTTATAAGTAGATAATTTATATTTATGTGGACTAAATAAACCTATAGCTACTTGTGAATCCTCAAGTAATGATCCACTGTCTTTATAGTCTTCCATAGATGGGTCTTGTAGACCTTGTTTCATTCTCTCTTGACCATTAGCATTTCTATTAAACTGAGAAATCATTATAGGAGATACAATTTTAGTATTATTTCTGATTTGAACAGAATCTCTAGAAATTGCATCAATTTCATCTTTCTTAGTTCGACCGCCACTTGCCTTTACCAAGGTCATATGGTCAATCATAATACCAAGGAACATGTTAGGATTATTTGGAATGTATTTGCCATTCTCAAATTTACCCCATTTCAATAATTCCTCATTTACTTCCTTTAAATAGACTGCCTCTGTAAGACTACCCTCATAAAAAGATAATCTTTCATCAAGAATTCTAATAAAGTCAGTACTCTTAGTTAGGAGTTCATATTCTTCATCAGATAATACACAGTCCTTTCCTCTAGAGAATATCTGCTTAAATCGCAGTTCAACTCCATAATTGTCAAATATGTACATACTAACTAATTTAGCATATACTTGACTACGAGTCATCTCTAGTGAGAATAATAACCATCTAGGGTCTCTTTCTGGATTATCCCCATTTAAATAATGCATTAATGGTTGATATACATAAGTCCAGAGCGCCCAGGTAGATTTACCACTGCCTGAAGCACCTCCTATTAAATAAGAGGTACCTGGAAGAACTCCATCAGTATATAAATCTAACTTAGGTGAACCTGTACTAAGTCCTATATTGTGTCCTTCTCTTCCTTCTTTAACTAATTGAAAGAACTCCTCTAAACCACTAATTTTCTCTGCCATAATATTTAATTATACAACCTTAATGGCATCAAAATTAGTATTAGCTAAATCTCCATTACGAAGAGCTTCTAATTCATCCCATCTATGATCTATTACAAAGTTACACAGACTTACACAGAGAATATTATTCTCTCGAGCCCATTTAACTAATTCAATAATATGGTCATGAGTTTCCTGTTTCCACCTAATAGTCTTTCCATAGAAGCGATAAAAGTCTTCTAGACTATCAAACTTCTTAGAAACACTACGTATACCAACTGGATTCCCATTGATAAAACCGAATTGAGGATATTCTTCAAATAATTCTTTACCTAATTCAAAAGAACACTTATAAAAGTCTTTTACAAGATTTCTATTAATAGGAATACTAAATAAATCTAATCGTTCACCTTTCTTAGGCAACTTATAAGACTTTAATATTACTCCTACTTCTTGTAATCTAATTAATTGTTCCAATAGGCTTCCCTTTGCCTCTGATTGAAAATAAAGCTGGACAAGTTCTGCATCGTCACCCTCTTGAGCGATGAGAATAATTTCTAGCAACAATAATTGATTTGCATCAATTTTATATTTTTCACAAAATACAAGTTGCTGTTTAAGTTCTAAATTCTTCACGTATAATTAACATATTTAGATAGTTAACACTAGACTTGTAATACTTGTTATAGCTTTAGAGTCTAGTTACGTGAATATTATAGACTTATCTATTCAGCGGTTTCTTCAGCCACTGGATTCATTTCGAAGTCAGGTTCAAAAACAACCTCATGTGCATATTCCAAATCCTCTATTTTCTTTTGCAATTTTGAAATTTGCTTCTTCAAGGACTTATTTTCACGTAAAAGAGCACTCTTCATTGAATTATACTCTTTCTTTGTATAATATATTTCCATTTCTAATGTCTTAAAACCTAAATGTAAAATTCTTAATCTTTCTTTTATAAAGCTCGTATGGTTCGCCTTTAAGAACATGCATTAAATTTTCTACATCAATAATTTCAATCTGAGAATCCTTCTTGGCATTTTGCATCCATTTAGTTTCTACAGTATCATTAATTACTAATGTAAAAAATTCAGCACCTAGTTTACCCTTTGCTAATCGTACTACTCTTCCGAGAGACTGTACAGCTTTAGTTTTACTACTATCTATGCCAGTTTGTATACCTACTGATAAATCAGGTACATTTAAGCCTTCAATTGCCATCTTACAGCTGTTTAATACTCCGCTTGGCATTTTAGAAAACTCTTCTAGTGTTATTCTATTCTTCTTTTTACCTTCTTTACCAGTATAAACATATCCCTCTTTATAAGCTTCAGCCATAGCGGTATTAGCATTAAAAGTAACAATCTTCTTATCACTTCTATACTTAATTATCTCTTTAGCTATTCTTATTTTTTCAGGATGATTTTGTACAAACTTCTTTCTAGACTGCATAGTTTTCATAAAACCCATAGCATGAAATGTGACAGATTTTAAATAGTCCTTTTGCATAGCATAATCATCAGGATAGGTATCCTTACAATATTGCCATCTATTAGTAAAACCATTTTTACCTGTCATAGACATAACCTTGTTGAAGTCCCATTGAAAGAATTCAAAGTGTTCATTAAATTCTTTATTATATTTCTGATAAACATCAATATCAGGAACATCAATGACAACTACATAGTCTTTATATTTAGCTACCCATCCATTAAAGAGGGCATCTTCCATAGTTATAGTGTCTACAACTGGAGCATATTTAGCTAAAATTTCATGTCTTCCATCCAGTCTTTCAAAAGTAGCAGTTAAACCAAGTATCAATTTAAACTTAGTATTTGTAAGAACATTACTAAGAACTTCACTATTGATTTTATGGGCTTCATCAATAATTAGTAAATCACAAGACCATTCCTTTTTAGATGCTCCCATCATTACTCTTACATCAGTATTAAATCCTAAACCTCTCTCATCAAGTTCTTTAGACCATTGTTCTCTTAAATTATCAAAAGGTACTACTACTAGTATTGACATTGCAGGATATTTTGATCGTAATTTAGTTATTGCATTTAAAGCCACTCTAGTCTTACCAAATCCAGTACATCCTACAATAGTCCCGTGTCCTTTAGCTTTAATCCAAGCTTTAAGTGCTTGAGCCTGCCTTTCATCTCGAGAAACAGGCTCAAATAAATCGTGCATTACTGGCACTTATGACAATATTTTCACTAGTATGCTAACTTATTACAAGTCAGCACGTGTTACATCCCAACCTTTATCTACAGCAACTTTATTAATTTCATCAATCTTAGTAAGCCATTGTTTAGCCTGCTCTTCACACTGAATCTGAAAACGATACAGAATTTTATTAGAAAGTAACTTAAGCTGCTCACTAGTTAAGTTAGAATATTTATCTCTCTGCAGCATATAGATTGCCTTAAACTCAGTATAAGACAAACCAGTGTCACAAATACGTAAATACTGATTAGGTCTCAAACTAATCCTAAGTTCTTCCTTAACTACATCAAGACGATTTCTAGCCTTACCAGTCTCAGGGTCTTTACGATACAAATCCTTTTGCATCTCACGTGGAGTAAACCACAGACCCATTTTAAGAATAAAGTTAAGTGTGATATGGCTATTATCAAAAATTCCCAAAAGGTCAAGACAAGCATCCATTACCAATTTAACAGGTACCTGCTGATAATCGATAGGAAGACCATCCATTACCTTACTAATAGGGAATGATTTAATAGCCTCTGGGGTTAGTGTATCTTTATTGTTACTAATTAACTTTCGTAAATCTTCTAAACATCTTGTGTTAGAATACTGCTTCTCAGACATGAGCCATCTTACAAGAAGTTCTGCTCTACAACGACTAATTTGATCCTGTACAATCTCAAGTAAGGTAACTCTTCCTGGATTTTTAGAATCCTCATTATAAAGCATTTGCTGACAATGACGATACCACTGCTTAAGCTGATCAAAGGAAGCATCAATCATTAAGATTTCTTGCTGCTCTCCATTAACCTTTGGACCTTTCCATGCATAAGTAGTAATATCACTTGCCTTTTTACTCATAGCTGCCTGAAGCTTATCTCCTAATACTGTCATATAATTAAATTCAAATAATGTTTCATAGTAATCTAATAATTAATAATCTACAATATAAATTTAATCTAAAATAATTTCACTTATATCAACTTTAGGGTTATCCTCAATAAACTTGAGGAATATGACATTAGTATATTTATAAGGTATTAGGTTCTGACCATCAAACCATGTATCTTTTCCTCCTTCTACATATCTTATATTTAAATATCCAATTTCATCAATTTCGATACTTTTCTGCTCCCAATTAGGAAATCGGACACACATTATATATCTAAAATCTTCATCCTTAGGATTTAAATCTTCAAATACATAATTAGTATATCCCATTCCATCTATTTGTTCCGCAACTAGCTTAGCATGAATTGTTATTTGCTCCATTAATGAAACACATTCATATCATCAAAGTGCTTACATCCATATTTAGCAAAATCACTATATAACTTATCCATATTAGCTATACATGGATATTTTAAACATCTTTTACAACTTCTTTCCGGATGTTTATAGGTTAATCCATTTGGATCTTTATAGTTTACTTTACCAATAGGCATGCAAGAATGATATTTAATATTATACTAATCTTAGTTACAACTTTATATTTTTTGCGTGAACTTTGTAATTGTGTTATTTTAATACTATCCTTTTTAATAATAGTATTATATTGCTTTTCATTAATTCTTCTTATAGAATCAGTATGTAACCAAGATTTATTTATCTTTTCTAGTGTTTCAATCTTCTTATTTAATAATGGAACTTCTTTTGTATATTTCTCATGCTCTAGAAATATAAGATTAGTTGTTTTCAGTTGTTCCGGAGTTATTGTAATGGTTGATGTAGTTTGTGAAAAACTGTATGTCGGCAGAAGTATCATTAGACATAATAATAGCTTTCTTATCTTCATACGTCTCTCTTATTTTTACTATTTTAATTGTTAAGGAATCCTTAGTGTGATTTAGAGTATCCCTAACTAAAGAATCTCTAATTATTTCTTTATTAGAAGGGATACTCTGTATATTATTATTTAATTGTTCTATACGTGCAATTATAAATATGATTCCTACAATTATAAATAGTTTAATCAACCAGGCTAGAACCGTTCTCAACTGCATCTACTAGAGTCTTTGTTTTATCAATAACTCCCTGCACATCCACCCCTCTAGACATTAAAGTTAATACTGCTTGTTCTGCAGGAGAAGCATTCTGAATGTACTCTTTCTCTTTCTGAATCTGCTCATATTTAGCCTTGTTAGCATTATAATCCTTAATGACTATCTCAGGATTCTTAATAAAGTGATTAATTTTCTCTGTCAGGAGTGCATCAATACACTCTTTAGTAATTACGCCGCCTTTACCAACAAACCAACAAGGATCTCCTGCAAGAGCCTTCTTATAAGCTTGTTCTTTACCAAAAGTAAGATTAAACTCATCTTCCGGATTATATACTGCAATGCCGATAGATATGGCTCGTACAATCTCGAAAGAATCCTCAACACCTGGAATATTCCAAGTTGCAGTAAGACCCTCCTTTACTGGCATACTTACAGCACAAGCAACTATCAATCTTTCAACACCCTTAAAATCAACAAACTGACCAAGCTTATAACTAGCAATTTCCTTCTTCATTTTCATTTACTATTAATTAGTGTATAACCCTCTTTAATTAAGTAAGATTCTGGAGCAAATTCCAGAGTTAAAAATCTAATAAAATACTCATCTGCTTTTTTCTTTCTATTTATAAAGTCTTTCCTTTTAAGTTTCAAAGGTTTATTAGTACTATATTGTTTTTCCTCAAATAAAGAAACTCCACCTTTAAATACTTTATAGATAGAATCTTCATAAATAAAGGAACTATGTGTTTGAACTATTTGACCGTCCTTCTCGTAAATCGCTACTGAAGTTGTCATATATTAAATTAATTATATACTTAATAAACTTATTTTTAGCAATTTCGTAAAAAGAGTTCCAAACATTATTGGTATAGAAGTTGTATATATCTTGTGAAGTAATATTATTATAATGAAAATATTCTTCCTCACTATATGTACCTACATTTATCCTATACGTATCTTTAATAGGTTTAGCCTCCAGACATATATGATATACTGAATCATCTAAATCTTCAAAATCATCAGGATAACCATCATCTTCATAACGAGGTTCTGAAACTAATACTTCAAATGGAATATCTTCTCTTTCAAGTATTTCTGCTATTACATAGGCTACATAACAACAACCACCATAGTTTGTATGATATATTGTATTTAAACAATCACACAAACTATTTATTTTATTAAATAGGTCCGAATAATTATCTTCCGACTTCTTTATAGATCTCCTCTTGAATTTGCTTGAAAACATTTAAATATTCTTTCAAGGTCGTAATCTCATCTTTTCCATATTTGCTATTAATAGCATATCTAATTATTCTACCAATAGCAGAATCTAAAGGCATACCATAGCCCTCTAATTGAAATTCTTCTCTAGGATTAGTTTTACTATTCACTTTTCTAAGCAAATATAAATCCCATAGTGGAGAAGTATCATTTATTGGTTCAATTCGATAAAAATTACCTTGAATTATCATTTAAATATCGCGATTAAGCATTTTAAAGAATTTAGAAACTGGATTAGAACCTGCAAGGCTCAGCCCATCATGACACCAAATAGTTAATAATACGCCAAATACTATTACTTCTATGATGTTAAGTACAGGAACAAATAGCAGTAATAATGCTATTATAAATGCATAAAGAGGTATGCCTATCTTAGGCTTTAAATCTATGACAAGCATAAATTCAATAGCTGCCACAACTAAACAGAATATAAATAAACCAAACATAACAAATTATTTATCAAGTCCTACTAATGTTGATGAGTTACCGGTAACCTTAGGAAGATGTCCAGACCATTTTTCAATCCACTGCTTCTTAAGAAGTAATGGTGTAAGAGAAGCATTTACAATGGCATTAGCTTTGGCTTCTGCCTCAGCTACTACAATCTTCTTTTTTGCTTCTGCTTCAGCTACCTGTACTTCATTAGCTGCTTTCTGTGCTAACTGAATAGCTCTGTTCTTAGCATCTACAGCTTCTACAATAGTCTTAGGATATTGCAAACCACTAGTAAACTGGTCAAGTACAAATCCTTCCTTGTCAAGAAGTTTAGAAAGACGCTTCTCAATTGCCTGTTCTACAGCTTCACGATTTGACACAATCTGGTCTGTAGTAAATTTATTAATCTCAATACGACAGGCATCCTTTACATACTTAAATACAGGACCATTAATCACATCAGTTAATTCTTTGCGATATTTACGAAATACCTTTGGAGCAGCACCATCCTTAACTTTAAGATTGACATTTGGATCAACTTTAAATTCAGAACCGTCCTTAGCATTAATTGTAAATGGCTCATAGTCAATAGTCTGTACATAAGTAGGATACTCATATACTTCCTGAGTAGCTGGATTATAGAATACTCGTCCAGTTACCATAGATACATCATCTACACCTCTTTCAGAGCCATAGAGATTAACTAAGATACCTTCACAACCAGCATCGATACGTTCACAACTAGTAAAGCTTAATGATAACATTAAAGCACTCGCAAATAAAAAGACTTTTCTCATTTAAATAAACTTTTTAATTTATCAACACTTTCAACAACTAAGGTAACTACTAACACCGCCATAGTTGCTAATATTAACATACCCATAATGCAACAAAATGTACTCTCACTGCTAATTAAGTAAGTACACATACTTATTAAATACATCATAGCTATAAAACCAATGACATATTTAATAACTTTAAAAACCAATTTATACTTTCTCAAGAATTTTGGGGTTTCCATAAAATATAATGTTTTCTTTCGGTAAACCAATTATACCAAATAATTATCTTATCTTGTTGTATGTCTATATAAGGATTTAATAATATAAGACATACTAAAACAATAATTAAGATAATCATCGTGTTTTTACTGAACCTGGTTTAGTTGTTGCCTTCTGTACTGAAGCTGGTAATTTTGACCACCAATTCTGCTTCATCTGTAACCACTCACGCTTATGCTTTGCTTTCATTTTCAAATTAATTAGAATATTTAATTGTAATCTAACTAATCTGCAAAATGACTAGCTTCCACAGCCAATCTATCTGCTAGATTATTATATTCATCTATGTTATGTCCCTTTGTCCATTCAAATTTTATATCTGAACAAAACTCTTTAGCTATATTATATACTTTATCAAATAGCTGCCAATAATTCTGGTTCTTCTTGCGTTTCCATCCCTTATTTATACATCCTAAAACGTATTGTGAATCAGATACTACAGTAATGGAATCAAAGTTTGTACTAATGGCATGCAGAGCATAAATAACAGCCATTATTTCCATTTTATTATTAGTTACATTTTTGAAGTGTTTATTAAATTGATAAATTACTTCGTTATCTTTAATAAATACAACTCCAACACCCCCATTACCTGTAGACACTTGACAAGCTCCATCTGTATATATGGTTAATAATTTCCCCATGATTCTACTACGAAGTCAAGAGTTAAATTACCATATAAATAAGTTACTTTAAATGGACCTGAGGCTATACCCTGATAATTACTTTTAGGGTTTTTATGTACTTCTTTAATTACATCATTAAGTAATCTTTCTGCACAGCAATATAAATCGTAAACACTGGGTACTCTGAGTTCATGCTCTGTAAGTATTTTCCAAGGTTCATATCCAATAATTTCTGGTTTGTCCTCTTCTTCATTCTTATAGATAGGCAAACATGGAAAAGCCATAATCATAGCTACTTGCTCAAAACGAAAATTACTCAGAATATCCCTTTTTTGATCCTCTAAGCTACCTCTGTAGGCATCTTCCGAATTAATTACTTTTGGTTTTAACATAAATAAATAAAAAGAGCTACCCCTTTCAGAGTAGCTTAATCAGGACACACCATAGAAAACGATGTGCTATCTACAGAATTTACAGTATCAACTTTAGCAGAATCTACTGTATCACAAGTATCGACAGATGTAGAATCTACACTGTCTGTTGTCCTAGAACAACCATTACCACAACTTGAACAGAGGGCAATGATTGCGAAAGCAAAAATAAATAATTTCTTCATAATTAAATAAATTAAATAAATAATAAAGGGTGGAGAGTTTCTCCACCCCTCGATTGTAGGAAATCAACCTCCCGATTTCTCATCTTGAAAAGTATAGGAATTAAAAGTCACTATAATCTTAATTATAGAAGCACCTACAGTTTAAAGAAACATAGGACAAACTAAAGAATATCATAAGGATTAGCCGCACAGACTTAGAATGTGTCTTAGCTTTAGACTCGTTCCCACGACTTAGACTTAGACTTAGA